ACGCTGATCGCCCGTGATGGATTCTCGCTCGTCAAGGCTGACTACGACAGCCAGGAGATCCGCATTGCCGCGGCGTACAGCAACGACCCCAACTTCAACGCGATCGTCTTCGGTGGCGACTCCTGGCACGACATCACCGCACGCGGACTCTTCGGTGAGAACTTCACCGAGTACCAGCGCGAGAAGATCGCCAAGACGCTGAACTACGCCATCCAGTTCGGAGCTGGCCCCAAGCGCATCGCATTGATGCTGAAGATCCCTATTGCCGAAGCCAAGGCAATGTGGCTGGCGTGGAATCGCACCTACCGTGTGTACGTCAACTGGCGCGACAAGATGGCGACAGCCAACGAGATCGTCAACCCGTGGGGTCGCGTCATCCCGCGTGATCCATTCCGACCCTATGCAATGGGTAACTATGCCATCCAGTCCACCGGGCGCGACCTGCTCGGCGATGCTCTCGTCAACCTGGCCGATGCCGGCTGGGCGCATCGAATCTGGCTGCACATTCACGATGAGATCGTGCTCGAAGTGCCACACGGCCAAGAGGAAGAGGCGTGCGCTGTGTTGGAGCGCGCGATGACCGCTAAGATCAAGCACGTTCCGTTCACTGCCACGGCCGAGGTGCTCGGCCATCGGTGGTCAGGCAAGGAGATCTCCTCTTGAGCAACGCCGCCACGATCATCTGGGTAGATCCGGGTCTTACCACTGGGGTCTGCGTTCTGTCGGTCAAGCCCGAGTGGTTGTCCGGCGAAGGTTCGCCCGACTGGGCTGGACTGCGCAACGTCGTCAAGACGAAGTGGTGGGCGCAGCTCGGCAACCACGCGCGAGTGCTAGAAGGCTGCGACCCCGTCCCGTGGGAAGCCAAGCGCTTGAGCGAGGACGCTGAGCAACGCCAGCGCGGCTACGGTCCGGCCGGCGACATGTTCACCGTACTCAAGGGCAACGGGCGCTACCGAGGTGGGCCAGCATCACCGCTACAGGCGCTGCTGATCCGTCAGGCGGTTCAGATGCGCGGTGTGCTCGAAGCCCATCCAGAAGCTGCGTGGGGTCACGAGGACTTCATCTTGCGAACGCGCGACGCCAAGCGCGAGACGCTCTCGCCGGTCGCACTCAACGCGATGATGACGACGCTCGAACTGTGTGCCGGATCGCGCGCCCGTTGGCCCTTCGTTCAAGGCGCAAGCCTCGCGATGTCGACCGCAACCGATGAGCGGCTCAAGGTTGCGCAGCTCTACGTGCCAGGTCTGCCGCACGCGGTCGACGCCACGCGCCACGCCGTCACGTTCCTGCGTCGCTGTCGAGGTGATGCTGCACTGCGCAAGGCCGCGTGGCCCGAGATCTTCGATCCGAGGTGGAGTGCCAAGTGAAGCCACGGTGGTACTGCAAGGTCTGCAATCTGACGATGGTCGTGCGCGACACTGATCGTTCGCCCGACCCTGCACTCAGGCGACTGCGCTTGGTGCACCAGCGGCTAACGCACGAACTGAAGGAGATCTACCAGGCAGGCATTGGACCGAAGAGTCGAGTGGAGGGCCAGTGACCTTCGACCTCACGCCGTGGGCGCCACCGGCTGACCCGTTCCTGCTGGTCGAGCGCACGCTGACCGCTCTCGGTTCACGCCGCGGCGACGGCAATGAGTGGCAGTGTCCGCACCACGACGACGACGTGCAGTCCTTCGGCATCGAGCGCGGCGATGTCTGGCCTGTGGTGATGAACTGCTTCGCTGGCTGCACCTATGCCGATCTGCTCAACTCGCTCGGCATGGACGCGGACACCTTCAACGGCACCAAGAAGTTCCGCTACAACTACTACGGCCCCGACGGCACGCTCTCCTACTTCGTCAAGCGCACCGATCAGTGGGTAGCGGGCGAAGCCAAGGGTGGTGAAGAGGGCACAGTCGACCACGTACGAAAGGAGATCCAGCCGAGCTGGTACGACAAGAACGGCAAGGCGCACACCGGCCTGCCGAAGAACGTCACGCGCGTGCTCTACAACCTGCCGCAAGTGCTCGCTGCTGCGTGGGAAGGCAAGGACGTCTGGCTGGTCGAGGGTGAGAAGTGCGCTGACATCGGCACGGCGTACGCGGCACAGCACAACGCCCCGCTCGTCTTCACCACGGCGCACGGTGGCGCCCAACGTCTACCGCTCGCGTCGATGATCGACGCCCTGGCGAACGGCAACGGTGCACGAGTCACGATCATGCGCGACAACGATGTCTCCTCGATCCGCTGGGCGCTGCGCTGGCACAACGCGCTACGCGAGCGAGGCTTGAAGGTGCGCATTGTCAAGGGCATCGGCGTCGCCAAGGGTGCCGATCTCTACGATCACCTGGAGCAAGGCGCGAAGCTGAAGGCCGTCGTGTCGGAGTCGGTCGAGGTGCTCCGCGAGATCTCACAGGAAGCCGAGGATGACGCGGTCGAGATCGCGCCCGTCGGTCGCTCCGAGCTGCCAGAGGGTTTGTGGCCGCCGCCGTCGATGCCGCAGTTGGTGGCTGACGAGTTCCTCGCCCGCTTCTACCTGACGAGTGTCAGCGACCACGACGGAGGGCCGCGGCGTACGTGCTCGACGCTCGTGCGCTGGCGTGGCGACTGGTGGCACTACACCGAGGTCGGCTACTGGCGCAAGCTGCCCGACTCGCACCTGTCGCGGGACCTCTCGATCGCTCTGCGTGGCGCTCGATGCAAGGGCGATGACTCGCAGACGGTGCCGTGGGTCCAGACGCCCAAGCGACTCAATGACGTCGAGTCGATGCTGACGCGCGCGGTGCTGCTGGAGGACGACGTCGAGCCCGACGACTGGATCATCGACGGTCGTGATCCCACCGAGGCTGAGGAGCGTGGCCGTTGGGTCGCGTGCCTCAACGGTCTGCTCGACCTGAACACCCGAGAACTGCGCCCAACGACCCCTGAGCACTTCGGCCAGCGCATCTTGCCCTACGAGTACCGCTCGATGACCGCAGACGACCGTGCGGTGATCCTGGACCCGTGGATGACCTTCCTGAACTCGCTCTGGCGCGAGGGTGCGGCCGAGATCGACCTGCTGCAAGAGTGGATCGGCTATCTCGCATCGGGTGAGACCCACCTCCAGAAGATGATGATGCTCGTGGGGCCACCCCGAGCAGGCAAGGGTGTGATCGAGGCTGTGATCGCTGCGCTGCTCGGCAAGCACCAGCTCACCGGCATCACGCTCACGCAGCTCGGCTCGACCTTCGGCATCGCATCGCTGATCGGCAAGAGTCTCGGCGTGATCGGTGACGCCCGCTTCACCGGCCGGGTCAACGAGCAGTCGGTCGCGGTCGAGCGACTGCTCAACATCACGGGTGAGAACGTCGTACAGGCTCCACGCAAGTACAAGGACCCGTGGGTCGGCAAGCTGGACGCCCGCGTGATGATCGTCTCGAACGAGCTGCCCGACCTGGTCGACTCCTCCGAGGCGCTTGTCGGCAGGTTCGTGATCCTGGCGCTCAAGCGCTCGTGGCTCGGTCGTGAGGACGTCGGCCTGGCTGAGCGGCTGACCGGAGATCCCCGGCTGCTCGGCGCGATCCTGGACTGGGCGCTCGACGGCCGTGACCGGCTGATCCGCGAGGGCAAGTTCACCGTGCCGGCGTCGGGCGAACGCGAGCGAGCAGAGCTGCGTGCGTCAACCAACCCGGTCGGTGCGTTTGCGGCTGTGCACCTGGTTCGAGAGGTCGGCGCGAGGGTGTCCAAGCAAGAGGTCTACGACCGCTGGCGAGACGTCTGCGCATCGACTGGTGGCACCGTCGGGACGATCGAAGGACTGGGTCGGAAGCTGCGTGCTTGTGGGGCAGTAGACGGGACAGTACAGAGGCGAGAAGCGGGGACAGACCAGAAGTTGAACTGCTGGCGGGACGTCAGGCTGGTGAAGAGGCGTATTTCGACGTGATTCGTCTAGGGGCAAGTGAGGACTACTCGGGACAGGATCACGCTCAGAACTGGGAAGTACCTACTTTTCTTCCTCTTCTTTTGCACACAAGGGGAAATAGTACAAGCGTACTGTAACCCCTATAGAGTGAGGAGCGGTTGTCAACATAAAGTAGGGATCTCGGGACAAACGATGGAGGAGCAGCGATGAGCACACCGTCCGAGACGGCCGAGACGACGGCTGCTGGAGAGCCACGACCGACCGCCAGCCGCACTTTCATCGACGCGCGTGACGAGGAGGCGCACGTCGTCAGGACCGCTGCTCGGCTGGCGTTCGCCCGACGCCGGTGGATTCTGGAGTGTCTCGCGGCGTACTGTGACCGTCATGGCTGACGTCGAGGCGCCGCAATGCAAGGCGGTCCACAAGGAGCAGGGCCGCTGCCCGAAGCCAGCCGTGCAAGGCATGGACGTCTGCGAGCGGCACGGCGCCGCGACGAGGGTCTCGAAGAACAAGCAGCTCTTGAAGCGACTGACGCTCGGGATGGCTCGACTGCCGATCGACTCATCGCTGCGTGACCCGGTTGCGGCGTTCGAGGACGAGTTCCTGCGAACGGTGAGCCGCATCGCCTACCTCGATCGAGCGATCGGTGGCTTGACCGACGAGGAGCTCGTCTGGGGCAAGATCAGCGAGGACGTCAAGAACGCCACCGAGTGGCCTGGCATCGACACCGGCTACGGCGCGCGCGTCAACGCGCTCGTCGAGCTCCAGTTCCGTGAGCGACAGCACCTGCTGGCGATCGAGAAGATCTGGCTCGGCGCGCGGCTGGACCACAAGCGGCTGGAGATCGCACAGAACCAGGCGACGGTCTTCGAGTCGGCGATGGTGGCGATCCTGGCGAAGCTGGGTCACGACTCGGCCAACCCGTCGGTACGTGCGATCATCTTCCAAGAGCTGGGGAACATGCCTGGCGCGGCCGGTCGCAACGCCGAGATCAAGCAGGCGCGCGAGCGAGTCGACGAAGACGCCGAGTGGTTCGAGGAAATGGTCGATGACGGTGAGGACTGAACAGGAGCAGCGTGAGATCGACGCCGCGGCTTCGTTCATCGAGGCGCTCTACATCGCCGGCTGGTCGATCAACCAGATCGCGGTGTACTGCGCCATCACCACAGACGAGGTTTCGGCACTGATGAAGGCGGCGAGCGACGAATGAGGGTCAAGATTCGCAGTCGACGGCTGTGGCTGTACGGCGGCCGGTTCACGGCGCGCTCGCGGATCACGCGGCGTTCGTCGTGGCCGGTGCGCGTGTACCTGAAGCGCTGGCAGATCGAGGTCGGCATCGGCAACGTCGGCGTCTACGGCGGCTGGATCTGGTTGCCAGCGACGTCGACCGTGCTGCATCCGTCGATTGAGCCACTGTGACGATACGGCTATATCTCGCCTGTGGACGACAACAGGTACGGATCGGTTGGCGCTGGCGTCGAGCAGACGATCAACCGTGGCGATGGCGTTAGCGCCAGCCACGGCGCAATCCGTACCCTGATGAGGTACAGATTGCATACCGGAGGTGACGTCGTGTCGTTCTTGCACTGGATCTTGTGGTGGACCGGCTCGTCAAACGTCAGTGGCGTGTGGTACGGCTTCTGGAGCGGTTTCGCGAGCATCCTGGAACGACTGATCGAGGTCGCGATGCTTGCGGTGCTGTGGTACGCGCACCACAACTGCCATCGCCGAGGCTGTCTGATGCTCGGCCGGCATCGAGTCGACGGCACGCCATGGTGCGCGAAGCATCATCCACGATCAACCGAGCTGGAGGCACTGCGAAATGGCGACTGAGAACGTACCGGACGACTACGTCGCACCGTGTGGTTGCCGTTTCTGGTGCGACATCATCGACGGCGTCAGGACTTTGCTCTTCGAGCCGTGCTCACCGACGTGCGACGTACGAGACCAGGCACTGCTGATGGCCGCTGAGCAGGACAAGCCGGTCTCGACGCTCGATCTGAGCTGACCAGCAATCCCGATAGCACGCAAGCCGCAATATCGCTACCCTGAGCGCATGGCAATCAACATCGCGGTCGTAGCACTGAACGACTCGACGCCGGTTCAGCTCGACGCGCTCGCGGGAGTGGCCGGACGCTCGATCATCGTCGACAATATCGACGAGTCGATCACCGTTTCGCTCGTCACCTCGGCCGTCGGCTTCGACGCCGAGACGACGCCAGCGTTTCAGATCATCAGCGGCGCGCACCTGGCGTTCCCGCTCGGCGTGCACGACCACGTCTACGCGGTCTCGGCCAGCGGCACGCCGTCGGTCGACGTGCTGGAAGTCGCCATCGGCGATATCGAGGACCAGTAGTGCCCGCCATCGTCTACGAGTCGAACACTCCGTTCGCTGGCGGCGAGATTAGTCAGTTCGTCGACTACCTCCGCGCGCCGGACGCCGGCTCGACGCCGACGAACGACAACGGACTGACGCCGCCGAACACCGAGACAGGCGGCAACCGCTACCAGAGCGGCACGCCAGCCATCGGCGACCACATTGCGTGGACGGTGTCGACGTCGGCGGCCACGTACCGACTGTTCATCTTCATGCGCTGCGAGGCAGACGCGGCCAAGATCCAGGTCAGCGTCGACGGCACCAACGTCGGTTCGGAGATCGACACCTTCGCACAGTCCGGCGCCGAGAAGGCGGCGGTCTTCGGCGGCTTCGGCGACCTTGAGCTGGGAGCAGGCGCGCACATCGTCAAGCTGACGGTCACAGGCAAGAACGCCTCGTCGACGGCCTACTACTTCAACCCTGGCGGCTTCGCACTGGTACCGACGTCGTAGACTGGGCCGACCATGGCAACCAACCCTCGGCCGCGGCCGAAGAGCGTCGCGCAGAAGCGCTCAGCGCCAACGCTGTTGGTGCCGGGGACGATCACACAGGTCACGCCGACGGTTCAGGTCACGCTCGACGGCTCGACGACGCCGGTCACGGCGGTCGCGCCAGGCTACATCGCACCGAGCATCAACGACCGCGTCCAGTGCCAGCGGTTCGGCAGTCAGCTCTACATCGTCTGGGCCAGTTCGGACGCGAGCAGCTCGGGACCGACGCCGCCGGCACTAGACACGACCTGGCAGCAGTTCACGCTGAACATCAGCGAGGACGGCGACTACGCCTACACGGCGTTCGACGCCGGCAACCCGGACTTCGATGCCAGCCGCGACGGCGTCTACATCTACACGGTGACCTACGACCACCGCGGCGGCGACCTGAGCGACGGCCAGGCGGTCACGTTCTGGTGCACGCTCGACAGCGGCGACATGTTCGTCTCGCCGACGCCTGGCGGCACGGTCATCGGCGTGTCCGGCGCCACGTTCTCGCCAGTCGAGACGTCATCGGTCTTCGTGCCGGTCACTTCTGGTGGTGCGCCGACGTTCACGGTGCACACGAACGGCAACGGCACCGACGACGCGGTGCTCGTCGTCAACATTCTCTGGATCGGGAGTGGTTCTGGAGGCGGTGCGACCGGGCCAACGGGTCCAACCGGCCCGACCGGGCCTTCTGGAGCTGGTAGCCGCACGTTCTCGTTCTTCATGTCAGCGTGAGAGACTGGTGAAATGCGCACCCTAGCTGCGGCCGACACCCTCGCTGCCTCGTGCACCGACGCCGACGTCGTGGCGTGCACGATCAGCGGCGATCAGGTGCCGTCGGCTGGCGGATCGGATGCGTTCGAGCTGCTCGCGGCGCCGTTCATGCTTCCGACTGGCCCGACGACGGTCTACACGAGCCCGAGCGGCCACGTCTCGCTCGTCAACGAGATCACGCTGGTTAACACGGGCAGTGATGACGAGGCGATCGCGTTCTACCAGAACGGAACCGACCCGGAGAACATCTGGTCGCAGTTCACGCTGCACGCCGGCTGGACCGCGATCTACAACGCGCGCGGCTGGCAGATCTACGACGACTTCGGCGTGCTTCAGGCCGGATTCCAAGGCCCGACCGGGCCGACGGGGCCTTCTGGCGGGCCAACTGGCCCGACGGGGCCGACCGGACCCACTGGACCGACCGGCGCCGACTCGACGGTGCCTGGACCGACGGGAGCTGACGGTGCAACAGGACCCACTGGACCTACGGGTCCGACTGGACCAACAGGAGCGGCATCGACGGTTGCGGGTCCGACAGGACCGACTGGCCCTACAGGGCCGACTGGTCCAACGGGACCGACAGGCCCGACAGGTGGCACTGGAGCAACAGGCCCTACGGGACCTACAGGACCAACGGGTCCGACTGGGCCTACCGGCCCAACTGGAGGTACTGGCCCGACAGGGCCGACAGGGCCGACAGGGCCGACAGGGCCGACAGGGCCGACAGGCGCCACTGGCGTAGCCGGCGGCCTGGTCTGGAACTTCCAGTCGAGCACGGTGATGGCCGACCCCGGCTCGGGCAACTTCCGGCTCGACAACGCAACGCCAGGGTCGGCAACGCACGCAGCGTTCTCGACGCTCGACGCCAGTGGTACCGACATGACCGGCTGGCTCTCACTACTAGCGGGACCGTCGTCGGTGCTCGTGGGTCAGGACGCCACCACGCCTGGCAGCGAGCTCGTTGTGACCGTCTCAGTGGTTGCGGTCAACAGTGGCTGGGTCGAACTGACGTTCTCGGTCGCCGCGAGCGGTGGCACCTTCACGGCCGCCGACGCCATCAGTTTCTTCGCAGCGCTCAACGGCGCCGCGGGCCTGAAGTACGTCTACTCGACCGATACGGCCAACACCGACCCTGGATCGGGTCAGTTCAAGTTCGACAACACCACGCTCGCGTCGGTGACGCGGTTGAACATCAGCTATACCAACGGATCTGGCTCGAACTGCACGACGCTCATCAAGAACCTGCCGATCGGCTCGATCATCGGTATCAGCACCGACTTCAACCCGATCCACGAAATGTACGTCAAGACGACTGGCGCCGTGACCGACGACACGACGTACGGATCGGTCGCCGTCTCGGTTCTGGCGTCGTCCGGCACGTGGGCCAACGGTGACCACGACCACATCATCGTGATGGGAGGCGCGACCGGAGCTGCTGGCGCGACCGGCCCAACCGGACCTACTGGACCGACAGGCCCCACCGGACCCACCGGGCCAACGGGTCCGACCGGATCGTTCACTGCGCTGACCCTGACGGCACCGTACGGGTTGTCAACGGTACCTGGAGCTACCGCAACGATCACGCCAGGTGCGACGAACATGGCGACGGTCGGTTACACGCTGCTCGCACCAGTCGTATCCGGCCACGTCTACGTCGACAACTCGACCGCGAATGGCAACCTGCGGGTCACGATCTACAGCGACGATGGCACGACGATCATCGCGCAGACTGGCTCGGTGGCGGCCACTACTGGTGTCCAGAAGATCGCCTGGACGACCCCGTCGGCATCCATCACGATTCCAGCCGGTCATTACTGGGTCGGCGTCACGTGCTCTAGCGGTTCTGAGATCTTGATTGGTGTCTCAGCACCGAGTACGTTGTTGCCGGACAACTCGGCCACTATCAATGCCTCTGGTGGCACGCCAGGCAGCATCACCCCGCCGAGCTCCCGAACCGGCGTGGCTCCGCTCGTCTGGATCGGCTGAGAATCTTTGGTCTAGGACTTGACAGACCTTCGCTGGTGACCTATCCTGAAGTCCTCAACGAAGGAGACCAGACCAGATGATAACCGCATCACTCGCCATCCTCCTCGGCGTGTTCTACTGCTCGTGGCAGTTCTTCTGCTACACAGTCGCCGAGACCGTCCGTCGGAGGAAGTCCCGATGACCACACACATCGTCTTCACCTTCGATGTCTCCTCACTCGATACCGACGAACTGGAGGCGCTGGCCGTTGAGGTCATCGTCCAGCACGAGTCGAGCGAGACCCATCCGACGGTGCCGCTCCCGACGGTCGAGTGGGTCGACTGATGCTGCGAGTCGGATCACTGTGCTCCGGTGTCGGTGGCATCGACCTCGGCTTCGAGCGCGCTGGCGCCACGATCATTGGTCAGGTCGAGTGGGACAAGCACTGTCAGTCGGTGCTGCGCCATCACTGGCCGACCGTTCACATCGCTTCTGACCTGAAGGAGACCCATGTCCGACGAGGTAGCGCCGATGTCATCATCGGCGGCACACCCTGCCAAGACCTCAGCGTGGCTGGAGCAAGAGCTGGACTGGATGGCTCACGCAGCAGCCTCTTCTTCGACTACGCCCGCGTCGTCGACGAGTGCCAGCCGGACTGGTTCGTCTGGGAAAACGTTGCAGGCGCGCTTACTTCGAGCGGCGGACGGGACATGGGCACCGTCGTTGCAACGATGGCCGACCTCGGGTATGGCGTCGCCTGGCGCGTGCTCGACGCGCAGTATTTCGGAGTGGCCCAACGACGCCGTCGTGTCGTCCTTGTCGGACGTCGTGGAGACGTCCGAAGTGCCGCTGAAGTATTGGCTCTCAACGAGAGCGTGCAAGGGAATCCTCCTTCGCGCCACTCGGCGCGGCCGGACTCTGCCACCGCTGCTGGACCAAGCGCTACGCATCGTAGCCAGCCGACCCGAGAAGTAGCGACCACACTCACGACGGCTGGTATCGACGACAAGACGGCCGTGGCTGGTCAGTTGCTCGTTACTTCCGAGGTGACTTCGACCCTACAGGGCGGCGGCAAGCGCGGTTATCGAGTCGATGCCGAAGGCGCTGCTGGCGGCCAGTTGCTCGTCACTGGAGCGCTGACGACTCAAGGAGTCAGCGACGGCATGGCGCAAGCTGGTCATCTGATCGCTGCGAGTCGTGAGGTGGCATCGACCCTGACGGCAAGCATGGGCCATCACGGCCACAGTTCACCTCGCGGTGACGGTACGGACAACTTGGTCGCGACGTTTCGCAAGGGCCGACGTGCGCAGAACACCGAAGACTTCGAGACGTGGGTCGAGGAGGACTTCGCCAACACTCTCAACCTCGCAGACAACACCGGAGACGTGCGCGCAACGACGCTGATCGCCGATCCTGGCTCACTGGAGACTGGAGTGCGACGTCTCACCCCGCGGGAGTGCGAGCGGCTTCAGGGCTTCCCTGATGACTGGACGCGCTACGGCCACGATGGCCGCGAAATGGCCGATAGCCACCGCTACCGCATGATGGGTAACTCCGTCGCGGTGCCAGTCTTTGAGTGGCTGGCGAAGAGGCTGGTTGCCGTCGACGGCCGAGTCTGATACCTTACAGTTCTCACTCTAAAGGAGGGTCACCTTGCTCAGTTTCATCCTCGCCGTAGCGTTCTTCGCTTGCGGCATCATCACTGGCATGGCGTTCTCGCGCGCAGCTCGTACGTTCGAGGGGATGCACGACGTCTTCGACGACGGATACGTCGAGTTCACAGCCGAGCCGACTCCGTTCGTCGGCAACCACTACTGGGAGGAATGATGGCGCTCAACCCCCAAGTGAAGGAAGTCAGTTGTCCCGGCAGTGCCTTGTGCATCGCGGCTGGCACGCGGCATGTTCACTTTGACCGGCCGCTAGCCAACGGCTGTGGCACGATTGTCTACGACATTGTCAAGCCGATCGACAACACTGCGGCCGAGGAGCACCTCCGACGTGCGGCCAGTCTCGATGCGGAAGCCGCGAAGGCTCGTGCGCGCGCTGCGTACCTCGAATCGCTCCCGCAGGACGTCTATGACGAGGGCACTGTTGTCGTCTTCACGCACACTTTCCCACAAGGTGGTACGTACTCCTACGGTGCCGTCAAGTGCCGCGACTCCTGGTACACCACAGGCCCGCGTGGCGGCAACGAGGCTCGGACGTGGCAGAACCTCTGCCAGTTCGCCGACGAGGGCTCGCTGTACTGGTGCCCGACAGCCGAGCCGGTGGTCTGATGCTGGGACTCACCGCTGATCCGAAGGTCCGAGAGAAGCCGACGCAGAAGCAGATCGCCCGCGCGAACGTGCGGCTGGCCGAGTTGCCGAAGCGTAAGCAGACGGCAAAGGCGCTCGCGGCGCTGATCGAGGATGAGCAGAGCCGCACGTACGTGCCGAATCGCGCCATGCTGCGTCGGGCTGGCGTCCATCGTGGCCGGCGCTCGTTCAGCCAGAAGCGCGCGCTCGTGGCGGCAATCGCCCGTGGCAAGCCGCTCACCGAGGAGCAGAAGGACCGCCGAGCAGCTAGGGAGATTCGTCTGGCTGACCGACGCCAGCGACTGCTGCTCGATGTCCCGCTCGCACCTCGGCCGCCGAAGCTGAACAAGTACGGCCGCGTCGAGAAGGGCTAGACCCGTGGCGCAGACCCACCCGTGCACAGTTTGCCGTGATCCGCTCACTGACGAGGAAGGCGTGTACGCCACCACGGCGCGCAACGCCGAAGCCTCAAAGCACGGCGAGCCGTTACACGCTTGGTGGGTCTGCGTTACGTGCATGATGATGAACGACGCGGTCCATGTGCCAGCAGGACTTGGAAAGTCCTAGAATCACTCGAACGGCCCTATCAGTCGGCAGTCCAGCGGCCGATAATAGAGGTACAAGCAAGAACCTCTGAAGGAGCCAAGATGAACACAGTCGAGATCCACACCGCAGCCGGTGGAACGATCGTCATTCACGATCACAAGCCAGGCCAGTTCCCAGTCCTCGACCATATGGTCGAGGAGTGGGCCGCCAACACCGAGTCGGCTCGGATCGCGACACAACTCCCCGCAGCGCCAGTCCGCAAACCTCGCCCGCAAGGCTGGAACGACTTCGAGGACGTGCGATGACCACCCGTCGGACGCCAACAGTCGCCGAGGCGCGAGGGATGCGCGAGGCGCTCGTCAAGAGCTCACCATCAGGTGGCGCTCCGTACCTGACGCTAGACCTCGATTCTGAGGTCGACCGTCGGATCATCGGTTCGGTCTACGCGCAAGAAGCGCGCGCAGCGATGCCAGCGACCCACACGATCAGCGCGTGGAACTGCAACGAGCCCTACGACGGCATGACCTACGGCGACCGCACGTGTCTGGTGTGTTCCTGATGGCCGTCACCATCGCCGTCGAGGTCGGCGAGTACGTCGATGCAAGCCAGGATGCTCTGGAGGCGTACGCAGTCTCTTGGAACATCGTCGTCATGCCCAACGGGGACGTACTCAAGCTGACGATGCAGGCCGAGGATCGCTCGATCTCGTCGATGTGGCGGCGGATCAAGTGAACGACCTCTGTCCGCACTGCGGTGACCCGACGGGCTATCACGTCTACATCGGCGAGACGACATGTGACCGGCTCGACCCCGCACCCGAGCGGGATTACGCCGCAGAACTGACTGACCGCGCCGAGGGTGACCTCGGCGACTGGGTATACGAAGGGAGTGATGACGACGATGAGGGTTAGGTTCGGATTCGGCCTACCGGGGCCGTTCTTCGTCACGAGCAGCAAGCCACGGCGGCCGGCGTCGAGCGCTGATGAGTTTCTCTTCGGCGTCTGCTTCATCATCGGCGTGATCGGCGTGACGTGGGCCATCATTGCGAGTGTGTTCTGATGACGCGCAAGTACACGCACCAGCGCAAGGTGCACCTCGGTTTGGACCTCAAAGGTCCCGACCAAGGTCTTGAGCTGGTCCGTCGCGAGCGAGAGCGCCAGCGGATCGTCGAAGGACACCATCCGACGGCCGACGCCAGGTACGTCAACGGTGAACTTTCAGCAGCGGCGGCGTGCTACGCGCTGGTGCCGAGTCGTTGGCGTGATGTACTCTGGACTCAGGTCTGGCCCTGGGGACCTGGAACTTTCAAGCCTCGGAGCCGCAAAGAGAACCTAATCCGCGCTGGTGCTCTCATCGTCGCGGAACTTGACCGCTTGATCGCCGCAGAGCGTCGTGGCGACCTTCGCCCGGAGGAGACCACACCCGATGATTGAGTCCACTCGCCAGCCTTGCACTGGCTGGCTCATCGACAGCCTTCGACACAAGCCGAAGCGCACCGCTACCCGGCAGTCGATCCTGGCCGAGTCGCCGTACAGCGAAGCAGCTCTCGATGCATCGGCGGTCTTCTTAGAGAGCCTCGGCATCCTTGACTTCGGCTCGGCGCCGGGTGACGTCTGTACTGAGTGCGGCCATCGCAAGCGCTCCAGCCGCACCTGGCGCTTGACGCACGTACGCTCGGCGCCTGGACTACGAACCTTTGGAGCGTCCTGATGGATCACTTCGTTACCGTCGTGCTTCGCGTGCCCGAGCACGCCGCTGAGAACCTTCGTGACTGGCTCGATCGGCCGGCGACAGGTCGGCGCCAGCAGACTCTGATCGACCGCGAGTGGTTTCATCGCGTCGGCACGTTGCCCGACCCCAACGAGGAGGCGCACAAGCGCGGATCGAGTTGTCCATGCCGACCCTGAGTCTCGCCATGATCGTCCGTAATGAGGCGGACAGGATTGCCAACGTGCTCGAAGAAGCGAGCATCTGCTGTGATGAGCTCGTTGTCCTCGACACTGGTTCGACGGATGCCACGGTGGAGATCGCCGAGGAGTACGGCGCCGAGGTCGCGACAACGGCGTGGCGTGATGACTTCGCGTGGGCACGCAATCTGTCCTTCGAGTTCTGCACCAGCGACTGGATTCTGTGGCTCGATGCTGACGACCACTTGCCGACTGAGGCAGCCATGGCGATCAACTCGATGCTGAGCCGTAGTGCGGTCATGTCGGCCAACATCATCGACGCAGTCTCTTGCGAATACCGCATGATCGGCGCTCTCGGCGAAGTCACTCTTTGCTTTGACCGCGAGCGGTTGATTCGGCGCGAAGCTGGTCTGCGCTGGGAAGGTCGCGTGCACGAGACCATCGCAGTCGCCTATGGTCGGTCGGTACGCAACAAGACCGTCTGGGTCGAGCACCGGCCAAACGGGAAGCCGTCAGATCCACGTCGCAACCTTCGCATCATGTCGTCGATGCTCGATGATGGCGACGAGAGTCCGCGGACCCTCTTCTACATCGCCAACGAGTACCGAGATCTCGGTGACCTTGACATGGCACGAACTATGTACCGGGAACGGCTGGGATGCACCGATGGCTGGAAGCCAGAGACTGCACAGGCCGCATACGAACTCGGCAAGTTACTGATGGGCGTCGACAACAACGAGGCTCAGCACTGGCTCGAAGAGGCGGTTGAACTGACGAACTGGGAACGCGCTGAACCTATGCGTCAGCTCCAGCATCTGCACCTGGCATCAGGTCGCTCCGCTACTGCAAGGCACTACGCCAAGATGGCGGACGCTCTTCGACCACCGCCAGGTGGACTGTTCATCGAGTCGTGGGCCTACTCGCAATGAAGCGAGGATCGCTCCAGGAGATCCTCAACAAACTGTCCGACCAGGGCTGGTCCATAACCCTGAAGAACGGTCACTACCGCTTGCTAAGTCCCAAGGGAGGTATGCCCATCTTCACTGGCAGCACACCGGGCGACAAGCGCGCGGTGCTCAATCTCAGATCCACCCTACGAAGGAACGGAGCAGACCTGTGAGGCGAATCATCACAATCGTCAGCGCCGCGCTGGCGTCGGTGCTCGTCGGTGGCGTTGCGTTCGCGTGTGTCACCAACGGGATCACCAGCAGCGCCGAGTGCGGCGTCCAGATCACCTGGACGGCGTATCTCAACAGTGGCGATACACCACTGTGGGGCGTCGCAACAACCACGAAGCCAAGCGGTGTCCAGCCGGCACCGACGAACACCAGCGGCGTGAAGTTCACGACGACGACGTTCGTTCCCGGCGACCAGAGCGGCTCGATCTGGTACATCACTGAGACCGCGACGCAGGGCAACAATCGTGGCACGACGTACTACGCCAGTCAGTACGTCAATCCGTATTCGGCGTGCAATCCAGCGCCAGGCCCGACCGTCTCAGTCCCTGTTCCGGGTCCGACGGTGAGCGTTCCTGTGCCTGGTCCGACTGTCACCGTACCGGGGCCGACTACGACAGCAACGGCGACCGTGACCGCGACGCCGAAGCCAGCGCCGACCGTGACGATCACCGTCACTCCGACGCCGCCACCGACTGTCAACGTTCGCAAGCCGAAGGCATCATTCGAGGGACCGTGTGGTGACCCGTTCTACCGGGCCAACTTCAACAACGGCCATTCGACTGCCGAGGTGACGTTCATCTTCAGGTACACGTCGTTCTTCGATCACGCGACACACCAGCTCGTGCGCCACGTGCTCGCCGGCCGAGTCGTTCACACGCAGTACGTTCACGTGCTCGGCTCAACCCGGATGGAGATTCTGCGCGGTAACGGCCATGTGCTAGTTCGCCATCGCGCTGCGAAGCCTGGTGACTACGGCGCCTGTCGCGCCTAGCCATCAGGAGGGGTATAGGCCAACGGTAGGTCGCTCGGGTCGCTCCCGAAGTCCGAGGTTCGAGTCCTCGGTGCCCCGCTAGGACTTACAATCGCTTGGTGACCGTCACCGAGCTGAGTTCGAACCAAGCACAGCCATTCGCTGCGCTGGCTGACCGCTACAACCCCAAGAGTAACTACGTCTCGCGTCCGATCGCATGGGTAAGAGACCGTACGAAGGGCTTCCTCTGGTCAGCACAGCGCCAGATCGCGAGGAGCGTAGCCAAGAATCGGTACACGGCCGCGTACAGCGCTCACGACCTCGGCAAGTCCTTTATCGCGGCGAACATCATCACCTGGTGGATCGACAGCCATCCTCCCGGTGAAGCGTTCGTCGTCTCGACAGCGCCCACAGCGGCACAGGTCTCGGCGATCATGTGGCGAGAGGTCGGCAAGCTGCACAGCAAGCACAAGCTGCCCGGTCGGATCAACCGCGCCGGTTACCCGACCTGGTACATCGGTTCGCAGCTCATCGGGTACGGACGTAAGCCGGCTGATTACGAGCAGAGTGCGTTCCAAGGAATCCACGAGCGCTACGTGCTGGTAGTCATCGACGAGGCGTGCGGTGTGATGTCTGATCTCTTCGACCAGGTCGATGCTCTCGTCACCAACGAAGACTGTCGAGTGCTCGCTATCGGCAACCCGGACCACCCTGGCTCGCACTTCGCTGAGGTCTGCAAGCCAGGCAGCATCTGGAACGTCATCCACCTCGACGGACTGCGGTCGCCGAACATGACCAAGGACGCCATCATCGGCGATGACCCGGCGAATCCCAAGTATCCGTTGCTAGCAGCACTGATGCGACACGAGGGTATCCCGTTCAGTGAGGAGAGGGTGCCGCTACGCCTTCGTCCGCTTCTGATCTCCCCGCTCTGGGTCGAGGAGCGCATCCGGTCCTGGTGTGGCATCCCCGACACTGCGGCGCTCGATCACGCCCCAGACGAACTTGGTGAGATCGTCGCTCGGCGTGCACAGGCAAGCCCGATCTTCACGGCCAAGGTACGTGGCAACTTCCCGCTGGAGTCCAGTGACGGTGTCATCCCGCTCGGCTGGGTCCAGCGAGCTGTCGAGCGATGGCACGATGCCATGGATGGTCAAGGCGACCTGACCACCTGGCAGCGCGCAGACGGTACCGGTCGGAAGGTCGTCGGGGTCGACGTTGCCTACGGTGGCGAGGACGAGACGATCGTGGCAGTGCGCTACGCCAACATCATCGAGCCGCTGCACGCCTATCGGGTGGCGGACACCATGGAGATCGCCGACAACGTCGCCCCGTTCCTTCAGGAGCCGAAGTCACTAGCGGTCGTAGACGGCATCGGCGTCGGTGCTGGCGTGTACGACGCTCTGCGTCGCTACGCTCGCGACGGCACGATCCAGGGCCGCGCACACGCTTTCATCGCTGGCGCCCAGAGCCACCGCAGGGATCTGACCGGCCAGTTCCGCTTCCGTAACGACCGCTCGGCCGCTTGGTGGCACATGCGCGAGCTGCTCGATCCAAGCCGCGGCTCGAACATCTGCTTACCTGATGACGAACGACTGATCCACGAGCTGTCCTGTCTCCAGTACGAGATCCACGCCAACGCGATCATCCAGGTCGAAGGCAAGGACAAGGCCCGCAAGCGGCTCGGCCGGTCGACTGACCGCGCTGACGCCGTGATCCAGGCGTTCTGGGTCGAGGCGATCCAGCAGACTATCGACCCGCTGGAGTGGGGAGACATGAGCGGGGAGGGAGCGCAGCCTGTGCGCTATGGTGGGTATGATCCGTTCGGCGACAACGACCTCGCAGCCGCACCAGGATTCGGCGGTACTGGCAGCGACTTCCGAGGCGCTGGCGGCTTGCGAGGCGACCTGCTAGGAGACCCACGTGGCTAACGTTCTGAAGCTCGTCAAGGACGACAGCCTCCGCTTGCCAAACAAGGGCGACTTCGGTAAGGAAGAGGGCTCATCGTTCGGTTGGTTCGATCGCCTGATGTTCGGCTACCGCGACGGGCTGATCTTCGACTACGGTGACTGGGAGGCTCGCGACCTCTTTGAAATGATGCAGAAGGACTACAAGGCGCGTCAGCTCGAAAACGTGCTGGTCCTCCCCGTCATGTCCGCCACTCGCTCGATCGTCCCCGGCACAGGTGACACCAACAACACCATCTGTGACTGGCTGAACAACTACTGGGAAGCCGACCACTTCGCAGGAGGGTCCAAGGACCCGCTGCACATGATCGTCGACCGCATGACGACCGGCTTCACCTACAAGCGCGCGTACTTCGAGAAGGTCTGGGCCAAGGGCACCGGCCAGTTCGAGGGCAAGGTCGTGTATGACAAGGTCGCGTGGCGCCCGCAGACAACGTGCCGTCTGATGCGTCACCCGAAGCACGGCGGCTTCGCCGGCTTTGAGCAGGAGGCGTACTACGTCGGCCCCGAGATCACGAAGGGTCACTGGCCCATCCAGATCAAGGCGCCGCGAGCCTTCGTCTATATCCACGGCACTCGGCGCGACCCGCTGAACGGTACCTCCGACATGGAGATCGCCTACTGGGCCTGGAAGACCAAGCAGAAGATCCTCTTCCTCTGGTTTCAGTTCTTGGAGAACGTGTCACTGCCGCGGACGGTTGTCCAGGCCAACGACATCGCAGTGGCGAGCCAGGTGGCGCGTCAGATCGCGAAGCTGAAGAGCAGCGGCGTCATCCCTGTCGCCGTACCCAACGGTGTCGACTCTGTCGGCATCACACAGCTCGATGTCAGCGGTAAGGGTGCCGATCAGTTCATGCAGGCGATCCAGTGGCTCGACAACGCTGGTACCTCTGCTTGCCTCGCTGGCTTCCTGAACCTCACCGACTCAGCGGCGGCGGGAACTGGTTCGTACGCACTGTCGTCGGACGCCAGCGACTTCTTCCTCCAGATGGAGGAGGCAAAGACCCGCGAGATCGAGTACAGCGTCCGTAACGACCTGTTCGCTCCATTGGTGCGCGCCAACTTCGGCAAGACGGCGCCCGTGCCGTACTACAAGTTCGAGCCGCTCAACGACATCGACAAGCAGATCAGCGTCGACCTGCTGGAGAAGATGGTGATGGCCCGGAGCGCGAGCGCTCTGATCCCTGACACCTTCATCGGCCAGCTTGCGGCTCTCGTCGGCAACTACATCGGTCTCGACGGTGCACAGGTCGAGAAGGACTTCGAGGCGGCGGCGGCCAAGGCTCAGGCAGCGGCGGCACAGGCTAGTGCTGCTGGTGCCAGTCCGGTCGGGCAGGGTACGGCGGCGATCGCTGGCGCCACTCAGGCGGCGGCGTCGGCGTTGCAGACAGGCAAGCTCGCGAAGCCTGCGACGAAGGGCTCGATTCCGCCGGCCGCACCCGCACCTGCTCCGGTTGTGGCGCCCGCGCCCGCGCCTCCGTCAGCCAAGTCACTCGTCGGTGCTCCGGTGCTCGCATGAGCATCAAGGTCACGATCGAGGATTCAGCCAACGGCAAGGTCGAGGTAGCCGTCTCCTCGGCGTACAACCCGGACATTCTCGATGACCTTCGCAAGCGCGCCAACCAGGCGTACCGCTCGATGCTGAAGGACCAGGTGGCGGCTGGCTACGCCACAGAAGATGAGGATGCCGAGGATGCAGATGCGCTCGCAACAGAGGACGGCGAGTGACTCGCGTCGGCTTCCATGAGATCGACCTGGCTGGCCCTGTTGCCACCGAGTCACAAGGGCCGCAGACGACGCCAATCCAGGCGACTCACACGGTCAAGCCACCCCCGCAGGACAACCATAAGATCCGAGACATCGCGCTGCTGCTACTGACAGCGGCGACGACAGTCGGTCTGGCGTCAGCACTCTCATCACTCTTTCCGAAGATCTCGATGCCGAACCTGTTGGCAGTCGCTGGGCTGGCACGCGAGAGTGCCCACGCACCAGCCGCAGAAGGCGCTGGACCGGCAGAAGCGGCGGCGGCGCAGCAAGAGCTGATGATGCGCGCTGCGTACGTCCTGGCGGCGGCTGAGAGGCTGGAGAAGGCCGAGAAGGAAGGCAAGCCGCACCGGGCGGCGCTGAGCCAGGAGAGCCTGCTCTACGAGCGCCACCGTGCTGCTCAGGCTGGCCGCATGAAGGCGGCACTCGACGTTGACAAGGCCGTCCAGTTCTTCGGTGACGTGCTCGGCTGGTACCTCGATCCATTACTGAACAACGAGATCGAGTGCATCAAGGCCAACGGCCACAACTTCCGCGCGAGCCAGGGCACCGTCCTCGGCTGGCCCGGTGCGGTTCACCCCAACTGCGGCTGTACGGCTGGTCCGCCGATCCCTGGCGCTGGCTGGGTCAATGACGCCGTGAAGCCGATTCTGCTGGACACGTCAGGTCGTAGGTTGTATCCTCGCAAGACCGCTTGACATCGCCGTCTCTAGGGAGATTCCTCCATGGCTCGACCACCGCTGCACTCCGTCGGGAACTACACCGATGACCCCGAGCTCGTCGAACTTCTCGCCGCCCCACCGAAGCAACTCTGTCCTGTCGGTATGATGCTGAAGGACCATCCGAACTCGGCCGAGATCCGGGCCGCGATCGACAATCCGAAGTGGAGCGCGGCGCAACTTTCGCCCGTACTCTCAAGGAAGGTCTCTCGCGTTAGTAGCGATGCAATCAACAAGCATCGCAGCGAGCTGTGTAACTGCTACCGGGAGGACTAGGCATGGAGTCGTTGCGCTTGGACGATGACCTTGATCGCCAGCAGATGCGCCAGGCCATGCGGCTGATGGCGCAGCAACTCGCCAAGGCCAAGGACAAGAAGGCAACGCTCGCCGAGGCAGCGTACGAAGGCGCTCTGGCAGCGGCGTCAGCGTTCGGGCCGCCCGAGAAGATCGTCCGCCCGCGGCGCAGCACCAAGAAGGGCAAGCCTGAACACAGCCTGTGGCACCTCACCGATTGGCAAGGCTCGAAGCTGACCACCTCGTACAACTCCGAGGTGATGACGGCTCGCGTCAAGCTCTTCTTGTCGAAGGCACACCGGATCACCGAGATCCAGCGCGCTGACCACCCTGTCGACGCTGTGACGATCGCTCTCGGCGGTGACATGATCGAGGGTCTGTTCAACTTCCCGACGCAACCGTACGAGATCGACAAGGAGCTCTTCGACCAGTACGTCTACGTGGCGCGGCTGATCGAGCACGTCGTGCGCTTCGCGGCGGCCGAGTACCACGACGTCACAGTCATCGGTGAGTGGGGCAACCACGGCCGGCTCGGCTCGAAGCGCGATGCAGTACCGAAGAGCGACAACGCCGACCGGATGACGTACAAGCTGGCGTCGGCGTTCTGCGCAGACCTCGGTCACGTCACCTGGTCGGACACGTCCGAGGATATCCAGCGCATCGAGATCGGTAACTACCGCGCGCTGCTGATCCACGGCGACGAGATCGGCCGAGGCGGCTTCGCGTCGCCCATGACGATCGTCAACCACTGCAACCGCTGGCGTTCTGGTGCGTACAACTGGCCCTTCCGCGACGTCTACGTCGGCCACTATCACAACCACGCCGAGTGGGCCATGGCGAACGGAATCGGCGCGGTCTACCAGACTGGCTCGACCGAAAGTGACAACCGTTACGCCCGAGACGGCATGGCGGCGGCGGCTCTTCCGAGTCAGCGACTGCACTTTATCGAGCCCGAGTCCGGCCACGTCGCGAGCCAGTACAAGATCTTCCTGGCGAAGCCCGAAGAGATCGGACTGGAGAAGGAGCAGTACGTTGTCTGACGATGCCGTCAACCATCCTCAGCACTACGCAGGGCACCCGAGTGGTGTCGAGTGCATCGCCGTCGTCGAGCACATGAACTTCAACCTCGGCAACGCCGTCAAGTACATCTGGCGCTGCGACCTGAAGTCCGACGCGATCGAGGATCTTCGCAAGGCCGTCTGGTACATCAACCGCGAGATCGAGAAGAGGACCAAGGATGCCGCGCAAGCAGAAGCAGCAGAAGCCCGTCGCCAGTACGAGCGCAACCGAGTACCAGGATCTCACGTCGATCACGACTTCTCCGACTGACCGCACTGGTTGCCCGAAGACAATCGCTGGCATCAGGAAGGTTTATCTCGCCGGCCCGATGCGCGGTCTGCCCGACTTCAACTTCCCGGCGTTCGACGCAGGAGCGGCGAAGCTCCGCGCTGCTGGCTACCACGTCTTCTCGCCCGCCGAGCGTGACCGGATGGTCTACGGCAACGGCTTCGAGAAGTCCGATACCGGTAATGAGTACGAAGTCGCCGAACGTGAGGGCTTCAGTGTGCGCGAGGCGCTGGCTGACGACACACAGTGGATCGCCAAGTACGCCGATGCTGTCGTCGTGCTGGACGGCTGGCGTGACTCCAGTGGTGCTCTCGCTGAGACGGCTCTTGCCACAGCGATCCACATTCCGATCCTCAGTCTCGACGAGGCACTGCATGGTTGTGACTGCCTGACAGCCGACTGCTGCGCCGAAGACGTGTTCGTCGAGGAGAAGGCCGAGCCGGTCGCCCAGATCATCCACGGTGAGTGGATCTCGAAGTCAGTCACGGGTGGACTCAAGGGCGTCAAGCTCGCTCGGCACGACCTGATCCCGGCCGAGGCACTGACCGCGCTGGCCGAGCATTACGGGCGTACGGCAGAGAAGTACCCACCGAACAACTGGCGCCAGGGCTTCGAGTGGAGCAAGTCGTACGCTGCTCTTCAGCGGCACGCGATCGCCTGGTGGAACGGCGAGAACTTCGACACCGAGCTCGGCTCGTCACACCTGGCGGCTGTCATGTGGCACTGTGCAACGCTGCTGACGTTCTTCACCGAGCACCCGGAGTTCGATGACCGTCCGACCGCAGGCTACCTCGACTGAGGTACGCTAGCCGGACAGAGACCTAGGAGTTCGATCATGGCCCGTACCAAGCCCATGCACCTCGATGGTGTTTCCATCGCCAAGGCGATCGACAACGGCCCTGGTGGCGGACCCGTCGATCCGCAGGCAGAGCCAGCACATCTGACCGACTCGACGACTGGCACGCCTGGTTCGACTCTGGTGGCTGTTCGATCTGACACGGCGGCGCACACAGCGGCCGACGCGAACGAGAACTTCGCGTCGCTCAACGCGCACATCAATGCTCTTCAGGCGTTGCTTGTCTCTGCCGGCGTTCTGACGTCGTAGCCATGGCCGGGATCTCTCCTGGCGGCCGACCGATCGACGAATCCCCGCTGAGCACCAGCAAGAGCGACAACTGGGTCGCGAAGAACGGCGGCTTGCCTCCGTACGTGCGCGGTGTGGCTCGTGGGATCGCCCGCAAGCACGGCGGCCACGTCACCAGTAGTGACATCGCCGAGGCGAAGTCACGCATGGAGGTCTGGGCGGCAACCAGCAAGAATCCGGCCGTTCGAGCAGCGGCTACGGCTGCTCTGGCACAATGGGCTGCGCTACGTGCGAAGGCCGCAGTGCACGATCACTCAAGGACGGTAGACATGGCAGGCATCGCGAACTTCGGCGGCAAGCAGGCTGCGCCGTTCGGCAAGGGTGGCAAGCGCATCAAGCTGAAGAAGGCAGCGGCCAAGGCGGCGCTCAAGAACCATGAGCCGAAGGGCAACGAGACGTCGCTGGCGTACGCAGAAGTCGCTCCGCTGATCGACCTCTCCTACGTCGGCTTCGGCAAGCTCTCCAGTCAGCTCAAGGCCAAGGGTGCCAGCAACCCCGGCGCGCTCGCTGCTTGGATCGGCCGGCGCAAGTACGGCAAGAAGAAGTTCGTCAAGGCGGCTTCCAGTGGAGTCTCGCTCCGACCCAAGAAGAAGTAGATGGCTCGGCCCCAGAGGCTCTTCCGAGACCTGAGCTGGGTTGCGTTCGATCAGACGCGGCCCAAGACGGGCAAGAAGAAGCCAGCAGGGCCGGCACCCGTTGCTTCCGCACCGGCTGCTGCGCCCGCGCCGATGGTCTCGTCGGCGGCTGCGCCGACAGCCGCGACGCCGTGGCAGTCCACCCCGCCACCCGCGAACGTAGTGACACCTGTCGTCAAGGCACCGGCCACACCGAAGAAGTCGGTTGCGACAGCATCGGCCGCTAGTCTGGCGGCACAGCAGGCGCGAACTCGCGCGGCGGCGGCCAAGGCCATTCGGGTTGCACGAGTGACCCGCGGCAAGGCGATGCGGTCGACAAACAAGGCCGCCCGGTCGGCCTACCGCACCAAGTCGCAGAACAGTGACGCACGACTGCGCGCGATGCGCCAGGCGTCATCGACGAAGGCCAGCATCCGTAACGCCAGCCGATCAGTACGAGTCCAGGCCAGCGCAGCGGCGGCTTCGCTGAACCTCTCTCGGGAGAACTAGCCATGGCTCGCGGCATCGAGCGCTTCATCGACCTGGCGGCTGTCAACAAGCACCACGTCGCCGGCACGGCGTACCACTGGAAGCACGGCTACATTCCGCTCGATCGAGCCACGGCTCTCGCCAATCGCAAGGGTGCACTGGCGAAGAAGCTCTTCGGAGCCGGCGCCAAGCACTGGAATCTCGAACCGGGACAGCACGAACTCGGTCTGTCGCCCGTCGAGAAGGTCAAGCCCAAGGAGGCTATGCCACCGACGGCACCGAAGCCATCCGAGCCCGAGACTGGTGAGTTCTCTGTCCAGGGCAAGAAGGTCACGAAGGCTGTCTACATCAAGTCACTTCAGAAGAGCGTCAGGGAGCAGGGCGGCTACCACAAGATCTCGGACGGCAAGCTGGAGCACCTGGCACGTCTCGGAGACGAACGTGCTGCCCTTCACGTGAAGGTGCGCCAGCAGATCGAAGAGCGTGACCAGGCGATCCGAGACAACATCAACCGTGCGCTGGCTCGGCACAAGAGCGGCGAGCAACCGTTCCATCCGTACGGCGGTGCAAGCACCCCGGAGGAGTACGCAGCGCAACGCATCGCGGCACACGAGCAGCTCTACACCCGCGCGAACAAGCAGGACCTCGAAAAGCGCGAGGTGGCGGCGACGCTCTCGAACCAACGTAGGATCGAGAAGCAGTACGCCGACCGCCAAGCGCGTGAAGCCGCGCGAGCGAAGCGGGAAGATCCCGAGCAGGCGGCCAAGCTCCAGAAGTTCTTGGACGACGCAACCGAGAAGTACGGTCGCAACGACTACCAGTGGCCGCCAGAGGTGCTTCAGCAGGCGATTGACCTCGGCGCTGACAAGCACGGCGTGCTGAACTACGTCAACAAGCGCGAGGCGAAGCGGACCCGTGCCGAGGCAGAGCGCAGTCGCCAGGCGGCGGCGTATGCGTCCGTCTCGAAGCAGGGCGATCCGGTCTCGAAGTCGATAAACATTCCGAAGGCAAGCAACGTCATCAACGACGGAGCCCGCCGTGCGCTCGCGGCGATCGACAAGGTCCACAGCGACGGCGAGCTCGTGCCGATTCCACTGAAGAAGAGCAACGCCCGCGGCTTCTACGGACGTTATTCGTGGCACGCCAACAACCCGGCCGCAGACAACATCGCGCTCTCGACTGAAGGCGACCACCAGGCTACGACGATGGCTCACGAGGTCGGTCACTGGCTCGACCACATTCCGCTCCACAGCGACGCTGGGACGGATCGCCCCGTCAACCGGCGCGTTCACTACATGAGCACCCGCGCGGCGCTGCACTCTCCGACCTTCTCGATGCTCGGAGCTACCCGCTCGGACGCTGGCGACGTTCCGACCACCTGGCAGAACTGGTGGAAGGCGATCTCCGACTCGACCGAGATCAAGGAACTGCGAGACCGCGAGCGCACTGGCAAGGGCGGCTACCGGATGAGCGGTCGAGTTCAGGGAAGCGGTCTCACCTACGCCGGCTACATGCTCCAGCCACACGAGCAGTGGGCACGCGCCTACGCACAGTACATCGCCACCCGCTCTGGTGATCCCAAGATGCAGTCTGAGATCAAGGACCTTGTATCTCTGCGTGGATCGAAGGATAATGACTTGCAGGGCTTCTCTCAGTGGACCCCAGAGGAGTTCGAGCCGATCGCCAAGGCGATCGACGCCATCATCGCCGAGAAGGGCTGGAAGAAGTGAGCACAGTCGAGCAACGGTGCGCCGCTGAGATCAATCTCGCCAAGGAGATCGAAGCCGGCCGGTCGACGGGCTGTGTACCTCCGGACACGATCACGGGCACTCTCGTCTCCAGGTCGGCCGAGCGGCTGAAGCCGAAGTCGTCTACGCTGGTCCAAGCAGCGCGGCGTCGAGTCAAGAACCTGAAGGGCAAGCCATGAGCCAGGAGCGTTTCGTCGAGGTCATTGATCTCGGCAAGGATGGCTCGAAGTGGAAGCACGGCTACATTCCCGAGAACGCCGCTGCTGTCGCTCTGAAGTCGCACCACAAGGTGGGCGGTGGCTCAGGAATCACGGTGCATCTGCACAAGGATCGCGCGGGTAAGCTGCACGTTCCGAGCAATATGGCGAAGATGCCGCCGAACCACCACGCCAAGGTCGACAAGGTCACCCCGATGTCCCGGTCGGTGGACGAGGACGGTGGGCTCATGGAGCCCGAGTCGCACATCGAAACTGAAGGCCAGCGACTCCAGGTCCCGACCCGGATGCTCAACCGCTCGAATCCTGACTACGGTTCGATGACCGACAAGGAGCTGCTCGACCACGCCTACCTCAACCGCAACAACGACAGTGGTACTGCGGCGATCCAGGAACTCCACCGTCGGGACAACAACCCCAACAAGGCGGCCGTACGTCCCGGCATGACCCAAGAGCAGCGGGTCAAGGCTCTCAATGGCGGCGTCACGCCAGGGGAACGTCTGCCGAGCGGTGGCAAGCCGGTGGCCGGCCACATCGAGATCGGTGGCAAGACCCTCGCGGCGCAGAAGCACCCGGACGGTCACGTCTCGTACCGCGACGTCAACGGCGTCGAGCGTCACCTCAAGCCGGACTCCGAGACGGGCAAGGACTTCAAGGGCGAATCTCGATTCGCGCCGAAGCCTCTCCAAGCACCGAAGGCGCCGAAGGATGGCGAGGCTCGCACTCGCGTCACGCCGAAGACGTACCAGGGTGTTGCGGGGCACATCATCGTCGGCCACGACACCAAGGGCCGCAAGGTCAACGTGCACGTCCCTGGCTCTCTTGCCGAGGCTCGCGTTGCGCAGTCACGCATCCACAACGGTAAGCCGGCGTTCTCAGACGCAGAGGTTCGTCAGCACATCAAGGGTCGGCTGTCATCGAGCCAGGAGTCAAAGGAAGGTCCAAGTGCCACGCGGATCAAGTTGCTGGAAGGCAATCTCGCTAGTTTCCAGCGTCAACTAGCCTTCACGTCTAACAAGGATCAGGTACGGCGACAGATCGCAGCGACCAAGGAGTTACTCCGTCAGGAGAAGGCCAAGTAACGCACGGTAGTCGCTCATCGTCGTACGATTACGGCGTGAAGAACCGACAGCTCCTGACGCCCGCCGTCACCAGCGACTTCAGCCGCGAGTCGAAGCTCGTCTACTGGAAGCAGATCCTGCCCGAGAAGACGATCGAGTACACCACTCGTACTGGCAAGCGATCCACCGTCGACTTCAGTCACGCCTACCTCTCGAAGCTAATCGAGGCGTACCAGGCGAAGCACATGGACCAGACGCCGTTCTTGCTAGCGGACAAGGACAACGCCCACACAATGGACCCGGAGCGCTACCGCGCACAGGTCACTGCTCTGCGGCTAGCCGCGCCCGGTGAGAAGCCAGGGTTGTACGGCAAGCTGGAGTTCGACAGCCGGCGCGATGCTCGGGCCGTCGTGCGCAACCCGAATCTCGGTGTCAGCGCACGAATCCGCGAAGACCCCGATGGCCCCAAGCTCGTTCATGTGCTCGGGACACTCGACCCACAGGTGACTGGCATGGAGCCGTGGAAGCCAGTCGACCTCTCGACGTACGACGGCGAACGTGTGCTTGACTTGTCACAGCACACCTACAGCGACCAGGAGAATCCGATGCGCACGAAGCTCCGCAAGCCTGAGTTCAAGGCGAACATCGACGACTACACCGAGACGGACATCGACGAAATGTCCGGCACCGAGCTCGATGCGTGGGCCGAGCACTTCGGCATCGACCTGAACGACCTCGACAGCGACTCGGACGACGCAGACGGCGCCGATTCTGAGTACGATGACGACGACGATGCAGATGCAGATGCCGACACCGATCTCGGTGACGCGGATCTGGACGACGACGACGACCCGGACGGAGAGCCCGACGTGAGCGACCTCAGCAGGCGGCGCCAGCGTCGCGCCAACGCCAGTGGCGACACCCGAGAGATCGAGCTCGCCAACTCGCTCGCGACGGCGGCCGACGCCCGTGCCCGTGAGGCGCTGCGCCGGATGGCCGACGCCGAGTGGACCGCGTTCCGCGACGTCGCGCTTGGCAAGGGTGTGCCTCCGCACCTCCTCGACCTGGCCGAGCCGATCCTCAATCGGCCCGACGACGTCGTCATCGACCTGAGCAACTCGGGCGAAGCCGACGTCAACGTCGCTGACGTGCTGCGTCAGTTCCTGACGGCGGCCGAGGGCACCATCGACATGTCCAACGAGGTCGGCCACTACGGCTCGGTCTCGGGCGACGAGGACCCCGACGCCGAAATGCTTGAGGCGTGGGACAACCAGTTCGGCCGCTAGGCCAGCCGAGACCAGAGACGAGATAGGACAACACCATGGCAGTCACCTCGATCCAGCGCCGCAGCCGCGGCGCGGACGACGTTTTCGAGGCAGTCGACGCGAACCTCGCGGCCGGCGTCTTCGTCATCCCGTCGACCACGGCCACGACCGACCCGAGCCTCCAGGGCATCAAGGTCGCGACTGACGCGGCCGTCAACGTGCTCGGTGTCTCGCAGAAGTCCTGCGTCACGGCGGCCAACCAGGCCGCTGCTGCGGCTGGCACCGACTCGCAGAACTTCCCGTTCGCGAACACCGGCATCCCGACGCCGCAGACTGCGGTCTTCAGCAACGGGGTCGTGCCGATTCTCTTCGCGGCCGGCGCGGTCAACTACGGCGACCGGGTCTGTGCTGCTGCTTCGGGCTCTGCTCGTAAGTGGGTCAGCGGGACCGACGCCGAAGAGGCAGTGTGCGGCATCTGCGTCCAGCCAGGCGGTACGGCTGGTGGCGTCGTCGCACTCGTCAAGCTCATCAAGCTGGCCTAACCGGCCGGCTCGGAACAGATACGGACAAGGACAGAAGACATGGCTGGTACCACGATCATCAGCGTGCAGGATGGCCCGCGGATCACGGTCAACTCGCTCCTCAAGAGCCCGACCCTGATCCCTCGGCGCATCCTCGACATGATGGACCAGATGTTCCTCGTGGACTCTGTCCTTCGCACGGGTCAGGACGCGCCGTCCGGTGCGGTGCTGTACTACCAGAGCACCCCGCTGTTCAGCAACGACGACCCGGCCGTGCTCGAAGAGTACGGCGAGATCCCGGTCACCAACGGAAGCCTCGGCACTCCGTTGGTCGCCCGTGTGGTTCGTCGGGCTCTCGGCCTGCGAGTCTCGAAGACGATGCGTGACCGCAACCAGGTCGACGTCGTCAACACGCAGATCACGCAGATCCGCAACACGATGGTACGAGCGTGGGAAGATGCGTTCTTCTCAGCTCTCGTCGCCAACTCTCAGGTGCAGGTCCTCGTGACCGACAACGCTTGGGGCGGCGACGGCTCGCACATTCGTCAGGACGTCAACGGCGCCCGCTACCTCGTGAAGAACGTGGGCGCGGACGGCTCGACTGGTGGCAACAAGCAGAAGTTCGGCTACATCGCGGACACGCTCATCATCAGCACCGAGACCGAGACCGACTTCCTCGACAGCGACGAGGTCACCAAGCCCTACATCGGCAACATCGCGGACGAGAACTTGCAGTACACCGGCAAGCTCCCCAACAAGTTCCTCACGCTGGACGTCGTCACTTCGTGGCGGCTCTCGACCTACGCGCCCTCGTGTGCGGTCGTGCTCCAGCGCAAGGTCGTTGGTGGGATCGCGGACGAGCGTCCGCTGAGCGCCACGCCGATGTACGGCGAGGGCAACGGCCCCAACGGTGGCCCCCGTGAGTCATGGCGTACCGACACCACTCGCGCCTCGGCCATCTACCTCGACCAGCCTCTGGCGGCGGTGTTCATCGCTGGCGTCAACGGCAACGCGGACGCGGGTGGCGCGGACAGCGTGACCATCGGCGGCCACAGCGTCGACTTGAGCGGTGTCTCCGGTGGCGTGGCGCCGCTGGTGACCCCGAGCCCGTCGAGCGACCCGGACCACAGCACCAACCCGGCGTAAGCCGAGCGCACAACCCGATCGGGCCGGTCGATCATCAGATCGGCCGGCCCGATTCCATGCACAACCCAACGAAGGGTAAGACGATGGCAGTCCGAGAGTACGAAGTGCTCGTGTCCGCAGTGATGGTCCGCACTGGCCCTGGCAAGAACCAGGTCCGGCGCATCCTCAAGGGTGGAATCGTCAAGGGCGACCACCAGAACAGTCAGATCCGCGCGCTCAAGGCGGCCAAGGCCATCGGGAAGCCGGGAACGGTCCCGAGCAACGCGATGACCGTTGCGCGAGCGTTCCATGGCTTCGACGACCCGGTCGCGGCTCTGCTCGACGAGGCGCTCCCCACGCCGGCCGCAGTCAGCGCGGACCCGTTCGCTGACCTGGAGAACGAGGACATGTTCACCAAGGTCAACCCGCAGGTCGCGGCGGCATCAGCAGAGGCGCTCGCGAAGTCCTAGTAGTAAGGTTGAGGCATGGCGTACTCGACTCCCACGATGGTGCGCAATGCCCTCAATCCAGGGACTGACGGATCAGCTCCACCCGACCCCCCGAGCGGGACAGGCGCCGACCTCAGCGATGCGCAGCTCGAAGACGCCATCGCTGAGGCGGACGCCGTCATCGACTCGTACATCGCGAAGTATTACGCCGTCCCTGTCGCGCTGGTGATCCCGGCGACTGATGATGTTCAGGGTGACGGCGCACCCGACGGCTCGGTGCCGCACCCGATCGACTACTGGTCCCGCAACATCGCGGCGTACAACGCCACACTGGTCGTTCGCAAGAGCCTCGACTTCACCGACGATGACCCGGTCGCTCGGCGCTACAACGCCACCATGTCGGCGCTAGTTGGCGTCAGCAAGGGCCAGGCCACCCTCCAGATCCCCGAGAACACCACGCCGAACGCCGCGACTGGTGCTGGCGCCCCGGTCAACCCGTACTACGCAGGGGATCTGTTCGATGCGGCTGACTGGAATCTCCAGCCGATCACGCCGGACTGGCCGCTGTGGCCGGATATCCCCGGTGGCATGGGATCGAACTGGTGAGAGGTACTCTCGGCAAGCGACTCGACTTCCTCATCGAGCAGACCGGCAAGGGCAGGATGGTCGGCGCTGTAGAGGTCGACCAGGTCTACGCGCACTACCAGCACGAAGGAGACGACTTTGAGCACCCTGACGGCGGCCAGGCTCACTACCTCCGCGACCCTCTGTTCAGCAACTCCGAGAAGTACGTCCGCAATCTCGCCAACGGACTCGTGGATCACGAAGGCTCGCGGTTGCATGACGCGATGGTCGAGAACATGGAGCACCTCAGCGATCAGGTCGAGATCCTAGCTCCGCGGGAGTTTGACGACCTGGCGAAGTCCGGCCACCCGACGGTCACCGAAGAGGGCAAGAAGACCTACGACCGGCCACCGCGCGTTGCCCGTCTGACCGAGGACGAACTCAAGCTGAAGAGCCGGATCTCGCGGATCGTCGAGCGCGGCCGATACGCCCGCAGGCGCTAGGCTGTAGACGTGCTCCGCTTCAGCGATGTCAAGTCTTACGTGAGCGACGCTCTCGTGGCACTCGGGACGTACGGTGACACGAGCGATACCCAGTTCCCAGTGATCGACCCTGGTCCGCCCACCGACCAACTGATGAAGCTGTCGCCCAACCGGCTGATCTTCCTGACGATCGGTGCCGGCGCTGGCTTCACGACCGAGCAGCTCTACGACCGGCCGTTCATCAGCGCGCGAGTGCTCGGGCTGACCCGAAACTACCAAGACGCAGAGAATCTGGCTCTCGATCTTGACAAGATTCTCACAGACGTCGTGAAGAACACCGTCATCGGCACGGCAAAGGTGCTCTACATCACCCGGACGGGTGGGCGCCCGACGCTATACTCGTATGACGCCAGCGAGCGCTACAACTTCACCTGCTCGTACATCACCGAAGCGAAGACGGAGTGATTGACCATGGCCGCTGTATCTGATTCCCGGCTCAGTCTCGAAGAGGCACTGGCCGACGCCGACGCCGAGCCCAAGGCAGCCACTCCCGAGCCGCCAGCCGAGACCGTCCAGGTCTCGATCGCTGGCCCTGTGCACGCCACAGCGCTGAGCGTCAAGGCGCCCGATGGTAGTACGATCAGGGTGACCAGGACGGCTCAGCACTTCGCGCACGAAGCGCTCGACGCCATCCACGACGCGGCCCGCCGTTGCGGGGTACTACTGAGGATTGGCAACTGACATGATCGGTGAGCTCTACGACGCGAACAACGTCGTCGTCGGCCAAGCGGCCGTCTTCTGGGCCGCAGAGAACACCCCGATGCCGGACCCGACCACAGCGAACCTCGACGACCCCTTCGACCTCAGCGTCTTCTTCACCTACACGCTGGCAGTCGCGTCTGGTGTCACTGCGTTCACGCTGACCGACTCGCACGGCAACGAGACGACTTCGCTCGACCACACGTCCACGGCTTCGGACATCGCAGACGCGCTGAACGCGCTGACCCCCGCCGGCACGCAGTACACGGTGACTGGCGGCTCCAGTCCGTTCACCATCGCGCTGAGCGAGTACGACACTCTGCACGCCTCGGCGTTCACGGGTGGCGTCGGCTCGCTGACTGGCGGACTGTGGACCCCGACCGGCGCGACCGACCAGGGCTGGCAGTACGCCACCAGCAAGAACACCAACGTCATCCAGATCGAGGAGCAGTCGACTCCGGTCGGCGAGACGATCTCCTCGCAGGGTGTCGAGCTCCAGGGTGCGCTGTCCGAGGACATCACCCGAACTCTGGCCCTGGCGTACAACGCCACGGTCGAGTCGACTGCGGCTGGTGCCGACAGTCCGGGCTTCGACACGATCTCGCTGACCGACGAGATCCTCTACTACGCCGTGCTGCTGGTCACCTCGAACGCTGACGACTTCCCGCGGTGGATCTACGCGCCGAAGTGGTCGCAGCTCTCCGAGACCTCGACGTCGTTCCGGCGCGCGGCCGACAAGCGAATGTACCCGGTCGCCTTCCAGACTCTGTGCAAGCCGAGTCAGATCCAGGTCATCGAGTTCACCGAAGCAGCCACTGGCTGAGTCCCTACGACGAGGGTCGGCTACAAGCAGACCCTCGTCGTAGTCTTCATCTTCTATCCGCCCCAGAGGAGAGTTCATGTCCAACCGAGCAACCAACCGCCCACCCACCAAGGCAGCCGTACCGGCTGTCCCTGCCAAGGCGCCGGTCTCCACGTCCTTCGTCCTCGAAGATGAACTGGACGCTCTCAACTACGACTTCCGTCCGTACGTCGACTCACACGGCGTGATCCCCGAACCGTCGAGCACGCAGATCAAGGAACTCCAAGCGGCAATGCGATCGGCGCTTCGACCGGCACTGGAGAACCTGGCCGTCGACGCTGACACGGCTGACGTCAAGCAGCTTCTCACGGCGTTAGCCGAGCCCACCAAGGACGACATTCGCAAGGCCGAGAAGGCTGAGAAGGCCATCGTCCAGGCGATCGCCGACTGCTGCTCTGGCACCCCAAGCGTGGAAGACCTGACGGATCTGCCGTGGCGCGCACAGCAGATGTTCATTGGCTGGCTTAGCGGGGTCCTGCTCAACCCGGAAGCCTAGACGCCCGCTACGAGCAAGTCAGTGGCGGGCGCGGCGCCCGACTCGAATACTACCTGGCTCGTCGATACCTCTCTCTGAGCGTCGATGAGTGGAACGCGCTCCCATGGTGGCATCGTAAGATGTACTTGGACGGCTTCAGGGAGCAGGGCATCCTGTCTGGCGGCACCGCTCCGGTGAAGCAGGCAGGCTCAGATCTTGCGCACGCGAAGCGCGGCCAGTTTGCTCGTGCCGGCTTCAAGGAGCGCACGGTCAAGCTGAAGCCGCGCCCAACGAAGGACTAGGCGGTGTGGCGTGGCGGACTTTGACGCTGGCTCCATCATCGCCTCGATGGAGCTCGATCGAGACCCGTACACGCAGGGTCTCGCGATGGCGAAGAAGCAGGGCGCCGAGTTCGAGAAGTCCAAGATCACCAAGCGCGTCGACGCTGACATTCGGCCGGCTCAGGACGGGCTGGAGAAGATCGCAGCCGAGAGTGACGCGCTCTCTAGCGAGTCACCGACGATCACCCCGAAGGTCAACTCGAAGCCAGCCGAGGAGTCACTGGCCCGGATCTCGGCCGAAGAGCGAGCTGTCGGCAAGAACGCCTCTGATGCTCACGAGGGTGTCGGTCTGCTGGTGTCAAGCATCGCCACCCTCGCACCGACCGTTTCGCCCCTCATGGCACTGCTGACGGCTGGCATCGGTGGCTTCACGAGCGGCATCGCTCAGGCCGCGGCGGCGATCGGCCCCTTTGCCTTGGTGGCGAAGAGCGACTTCACCGACATGCAAGCCAGCCTCAAGGCTGTGGCCGCTGCACAGCAGGCGGCGTTCAACGCCAAGACGCCAGCCGAGTACCAGGCAGCGATCGTGGCTCTCCAGAAGGCTCAGGCCGGTCTGGCTGGACCTGCTGGCGTTGCTGCCTCGGCGTACCAGCACCTCCTGGCCGTCGTGAAGCAGGTCAAGGCTGACACGGCCGGCCCGGTCTTCGCCGTGATGACTGCTGCGTTCAATACGGCCGCCCGAGTGCTCCCGATCATCGAACCGCTGATCGACAAGACCGCTCAAGCAGTGCTGTCGTCCGTCAACTCACTGAACAAGGGTCTCGGCGGGCCGGCGATGGCGAAGTTCCTGGCGCTGGTCGAGAAGAACGTCGTCCCCGACATGCGCGAACTGACCAATCTGCTCGGCAACTTCGCCAGGGGCACTCTCGCGCTGATCGAGGACTTCGATCCGGCCGCTCAGGGGATGCTGAAGAACGTCGATGGTCTCTCCAAGTCCTTCGCCCACTGGAGTGCCACAGCCGCCAACGGCGAGATCAAGTCGCTGCTGGCGTACGTGAAGACCAGTGGACCTGAAGTCGGCCACACCCTGCTGGCTATCGCTGGCGCGGTCTTCCATCTGCTCCAGGCGCTCGCCCCGCTCGGCGGCCCGACACTGCTCGGGCTTCGTCTGCTGAGTGACTTGATCGCGAACCTGCCGGTGCCTGTCGTCGACGCTCTGGTCATCGCGCTCGGCCCGCTGGCGCTGGCGATCAAGACCGTCACTGCGCTCCAGAAGGGCTGGACTGCCGCAGTCGGTGCTTGGAACTCGGCGACGAAGGTCGCCACGAAGGTGATGGGACTGTTCAATATCTCGATCGACGCACAGCGCATCAAGATCGCTGCACTTCGAGCTGAAATGCTCGTGCTTCGAGCGACTATCTGGACGATCCAGGCGGCACAGGACGCATGGGCCGCAGCGGCGGCCGTCGACTGGATCGCGATTCTCGGCCCGATTGCTCTCGTCGTGGCCGCAATCGCGCTGCTCGGTCTCGCGGTCTACGAGATCATCAAGCACTGGCGCGGACTGATGACCTTCTATGACTGGGTCTGGCGAGGTCTGAAGGATGGCTTCCACGCCGTCGAGCGCGTTGCGATCGACGTCTTCGACTTCATCAAGAAGCACTGGATGCTGATTGGCGCCGTCCTGCTCGGGCCGGTGGCGCTAGCCGTCTACGAGATCGTCAAGCACTTCAAGACGATCGAAGGCTGGGTCAAGGACTTGCCAGGTCTGGTTGTGACGGCGTTCAAGGATCTCGCTAGCATCATCTTTGCCCCATGGAAGATGGCGTTCAACCTGATCGCGAGCGCTTGGGACGACACAGTCGGCAAGCTCTCCTTCCACCTCCCCGGCTGGATTCCAGGTCTGGGTGGCAAGGGCTTCTCGATGCCGCAGATCCCGCACCTCGCAGCCGGCGGCGTCGTGAACCGTGCAACCACGGCAGTCGTTGGTGAGGATGGCCCCGAGGCGATCCTGCCGCTCGACAAGGACACGGTGCTCTCGAAGAGCGCCAATGCCCAGACGAGGATGCTCGCACAGGTACGCGACGCACTGCACCAGATCCACGCCACTCTACTCGTGGCGCCCAAGGCGACCGCTGAGGGTGTTGGCGAGAAGATCGGTCGGAAGTTCGAGAAGGCACAGACTCAAGCGGGTCTTGCTGTCGTGATAGCTGGACGGGCAGGATAGACCAATGCCGAGTGTCACTTTGGACCGTGTGTTCATCAGCGCTGTGTCGGCGCTCGATGCGCCCGTGATCGCTGGCTCATCTGGCGGCACGGGTGGCGGCGGCGCGCGCACCGACGAGATCCAGCTCGAAGGATCATTCCGTTCGTACGCCAACTTTGTCACCCGGCTCATCACTGGCACAGCACAGACGCAGATCGAATCACTTGCGGTGCGGGCGCTCACCTGGACGCAGGTCCAAGCGCTGAAGTCGATGATTGGCCAGACCTGTCTGTTCCGAGACTCGTACGGCCGGCGTGTGTACGGCTCATTCCTCGATCTCGTCATCACCGACATTCCGCTCTCGGGTGTGGCATACGACACCCTGAAGACCGACGCCGCCCTTGTGTTTCAGGCGGTCACCTACGACGAGGCGGTCTGATGCAACCGTTGCTAGACGGTCCTCGTGCTGCGCTCGATGACGCCATCGTCACAGCGCTACTGACGAGCACCCCGACGCTGGCGATCGCCTACGGTTGCACCCGGCTGACGTCCGCGCTGGCGCTGATCGACGACATCACCGAGTACATGACTGAGGGCTCGACGATTGGCCGGGACTCGACAGCCACTGTGCAGGGATCGTGCACGCTGCTCTTCGACACCAACTGCCCACTCAACTACCTGGCCGAGCTCGCTGCGCCGTACATGACGCTCACCAACCCGGACACGGGTGACGTCGCCCAGTTCAACCTCGGTGTCTACTCGTTGCAGTCGCCGACGTACGACAACTCGGCCGCGCCCACCGTGCAAACCTTCCAGGGCTACGACCTCAACTACCTGCTCAATCAGGAGCTCGGCGACTCATACATGCTCGCGGCTGGCTCTGACCCACTCCAGGCGATGGTCGATCTCATCGTCGCCGTGCTTCCTGGCGTCGCAGTCACCTTCACCCCGACATCGAAGACGCCGCCGAAGGACATGGTCTGGCCGTCCGGGCAGCAGGACCCGTACAACTCGACGAACGGCACCAACACCTACCTGACAATCGTCAACGACGTGCTCAACTCGATCGGCTACGCCCCGCTCTGGGTTGACTGGGACGGCACGTTCCAGATGACGCCATACGTCTCGCCCGTCGACCTCGATCCTGAATGGACGTTCGATCTCACTGACGAGCACAACATCGTCGCCGAGGCTCGGACGAGCTACCAGGACACCTACGACGTCCCCAACTACTGGCAGTTCATCATGTCCGGTCTGACGACCGAGCCGGTTGAAGGCGAGACGCAGTTCACCTACATCGACACGAGCCCGCGCAACATCACTTCGACGGTCAATCGGCCCTTCGTGATCCGCTCGATCTACTTCGTCGACGCCGTCGACTACGACAGCCTCGTGGCTCTGGCAGTCCAGCAGATCACCCTTGACCTGGCGCCAGCCGAGACCTTCACGATCTCGACGAGCCCGTTCCCGCTGGCCTGGCAGTACGACCAGATTCAGCTCAACGACCCCAACCTGATCCTCGTGCCAGTCGCGTTCGATCCCGCGCGTCGAGTGCAGGCCCTACAGTGGAGTCTTCCGCTAGATGGGCAGTCCGACATGGACTGGACCCTGATGACCGTACCCGACGTGGGAGACTGAGCCCGTGGCGAAGGTTACGAAGGACTTCAGTTTCTCGGGCGCCGTTCAGAACTGGTCGGTGCCGTCAGGCATCACCTCGATCCTCTGGCGGCTCTGGGGAGCGCCAGGCGGTCTGGCCGGCCACCCCGTAGCCAAGAACAAGACCTCGGTCTCTGGGCAGAGTGGCGCCGGCAACTTCCCACCCGACTCTCGGGCCGCATCCGTCAAGCAGCTCGGTGACTGCGCCCGCGGCGATGAGACAGGCAGCGTCGGCCTACCGAATGGCGTCAACCCTCGATCCCTCCCTGGCTACGTCGAGGGTGTCTTTGACACCACTCCAGGCGCCGTGTGGCACGTCTACGTCGGTGGCGGGGGCGGCCACGGCGGCTGGGGTCTCAGCAAGGCCCACGGCGGCCCTGGAGGCTACAACGGCGGTGGCGATGGCGGTGGGCTTGCCAGCGGCACAGACGTGGCTCAGGGAGGCGGTGGGGGCGGTGGCGCGACCGATGTGCGCCAGGGCGGCACGGCGCTCGCCAACCGCAAGGCCGTGGCTGGCGGTGGAGGCGGCTCGGCGTACGGCGTGACCATCGGGCCAAACCCCAACTCGGTCAGCGCGCAGCCGAAGAGTCCGTTTCCGTACGGAATGTACGAAGACGGCGCCACAGGCGTCAGCAACGACTTCATCCCGACGCCAGGAGGCGTCGGCGGTGGCTATGGCGGCCCTGGCGGTAGTCGGGTGGGCGGATCTGCCCAGAACGGCGGCCGAGGGGCCACACACGACTCTGGAGACGGCACTCTCGTCGCTGGGTCAGCCGGTCAAGGCGGTGGCTCAGCAGCCGGCGGCCCTGGAGGTACGGCTGGCTCGGGTGGATTCGCCGGCTCGCCCGGATCGCTGGGCGACGGAGGCGACGGTGCGGACATCGACGCGACTGCCATCAATCCTGGCGGCGGTGGAGGCGGTGGTGGTCTGTACGGCGGCGGCGGTGGAGCTGGAGGCTACACCGGATCGTTCGGTGGCTCGGGCTACTCGGGCTCGGCGGGCGGTGGCGGTGGCTCGAACTACATCGACCCGGACGCCACTAGCAAGGTCTCGCTCGCGGGGATCTACCCGGTCAACCAGCCACTCGTCTCGCCCCACAAGAAGGTCGGCGTACCCAACGGGCACGCACAGGTGCAGTACCAGCAGCCACCCGACCCTCCGATCTTCACCAACCCGGTCGACGGGCTCACGATCGACAGCAACCAGTCACTGGAGATCGACTGGGAGTTCAGTAGCCAGGTCGCCAGCGCTCGGCAGGCGGCCGTCGACCTCGACTACAGCGACGATGGTGGCTCGACGTGGACGTCGATCATTGCCGGCGGTGGCGGCCACACGACGAACCACACGGTCAGCACTGGCACGTTCACGAGCGGCAACACCTACAAGCTGCGCATCCGGGCGTACGACCAGGACGGCGACGTCAGCGCATACTCGACCATCACCTTCAAGGCCGAGGCACTCGCAGCCGCACCGACGATCAACCTTCCGGTCGCTGACTCCGACGTCAGCACCGAGCCGTTCGATACGGACTGGACTCCCGACCCGAGCTCGCCCGACATCTTGAGCCGGCTCACCCTGTTCGATTCTGACGGCAACATCGAGCAGCAGGTCGACTACGACGACGGTCGCACGAACCTCTGTGCCAACCCGACATTCGACACTGACACGAGCCTCTGGACCGCTGAGGTTGCAACACTCGGGCGCAGTGCTTCGATCACGCCGCAGGAAGGCTCGCAGTCGATGACCGTGGCGTGGGGAGGCGGTGACACCATCCTCCAGGCCGCGTCATACGTCTTCGACACGCAGCCGGGTGAGTGGTACTCCATGGTGGTCGGAGTCGCCGAACACGTCACCAATGACCTCGAAGTGCAGATCGGTCTCGGCAATGCTGGAGACAGCCAGCCGTTCGTCTACGGTGACACCACTGACCTCGGCGGTGCGATCGACACCTGGCAGCGGATCGAACTGATCGCTCAAGCCCAGAGCGACTCCAGTCAGCTCATGGTGATCCCGAGCGATACCCCGGCTGGCACCGAGGTGCACTTCATCAACGCCGTGCTGATCTCGATTGGCGCAGCCGCTGACCCGGCGACGCTCGCCAACATCGCGCACTACTTCGACTTTGCCAACACTCCAGATGGTCCTGGCGACTACCCGTACACGGGCTCTGTTTCGCAACCGTGGACGGACAGCAACGGTGGTTCGGTCGCCGTCTTCCTGCCTGATACGCCGACGACCAACTACGACGGTCTCGGTGTTACTGATGCCGGCCCGAAGAGCCTGACGATCTCGGCGAGTTCGGTCGCGAGCAAGGGACTCCAGAGTCCGACAGCCAGCGTCGACTTCACCCTGAACCTCAACCCACCGGGAACGCCGACGATCGAGAGCGTCACCGAGGACGACGACAACGGTCTGATCTCCTTCAAGGTGCTGCTCTCCGATGACCCTAACCCCACCACGAGCGTCGATGTCTTCCGCACCGATGTGACCAATGGGACTCCTGAGATTCGGATTGCCGAGGGCATTTCGCTGACTGAAGATGGGGATGGATACATCGAGTTCACCGATTACACCCCCGCCAGCAACGTCCTCTACGAGTACAAGTTCAGGGCGTATTCCTCCCTCGGAGGCTTTGCCGACGCAACCAGCGAGTAATCGCCATAGAATGGTCGGCATGACCCCTCAAGACGCCACCTCGCTGATTCTGGCTTCTGGCGCCGTCCTGACATTGGTGGCCGCGTGTATCCGCTGGTTCTATCATCGAGGTGGCGCAGACCGCGCTCTAATCGTTGCGGTGGAAGCGAATACGACCGCCACCAAGGAACTGTCAGCCGCCCTGGAAGTCCTCCGCACCGACGTCGGTGAGCGCCTCAGCGGTCTCGTCGAGGGCCAGTACGAGCTCGCTCAGGACCACGCCGTGCTGGAGACTCGCGTAGACTACCTGGAGCGGCACCATCCCCGACCGCATATCGCCGCGCCTGCTACCTAGGAGCCGTTCATGGCTGAAGACGAAGACCTCAAGACGTTCCTCGACGACTTGCTGAGCCGCGCGCTGCATACCATCTGGCAGGCCGGCGCCCCGCTAGTTGTCACCTTGTGGGCCGCCAGCGGTCTACATCTTGCTGACTTAGCACACGCGAGCGGCCGTCAGAAGGCGATTCTGACCGTAGTTCTCCCGTTGTCGTCCGGCGTGCTCTCGGCCCTGAAGACGACCCTCACGGCGTACTTCAAGGCCAACAAGAGCGTGGCCGTCAGTCTCGGCGAAGCCGAACTCGCGAAGCTCCACGTCAACATGGGCTTCGTCGAACCGGCAGTCGAGCAAACTGCCTCGGCGGTTGCGGCTGGCGCAGTCATCACGGGTGATCCCCAGTGACCGCGGCCAAGCTGATCGACTACTCCTTCGAGCGCCCGCCCATCCCGGCCGATGTCGTCGCTGTCGTGCGTTATGGCGTCGGCGGTACTGCCTCGAAGCTGATTACGCCAGCCGAGGTCGCAGCGCTTCACCACGAGGGTAAGGCAATCGTGATGGCGTTCGAGTCGACTGCACAGCGGGCCGCTGAAGGCGCCATCGCTGGCCTGGCCGATCTCGACGCCATGGAGAAGGCGATGCGTACGCTCGGCTACCCGCATCAGTGCCCGATCTTCTACGCCGTCGACTTCGACGCGAGCCCGAGCGACGTACTCCCCTACTTCCACGGGATCATTCCCGGTGCCTGGTACCCGAGCGGCCCCTACGCCGGCATCGACGTCGTCGAGGCTGTGCTCCACCGGCACCCGCGCGCCGTGGCGTGGCAGACGCTCGCCTGGTCCTCTGGCAAGGTCAGCAAGCACAAGCGCTGCATCCTCTACCAGAACGGTGTGGGCAACGGCTACGACACCGACATCACCCTTCAGCCGTTCTATGCGTGGGGCAAGGATGGTCCGGTCTTGATCGGGGGCAAGCCTCAGCCGGCGCCCAAGCCTCCCAAGAAGACCAACCTCTCGCCTCGATCAGCTCACGCCGCCCATCACCTGGCGACGGCACTCCCGAGGCGCAAGCACGGGCCGACCGACAAGGCCCGCGCAGAACTGGAAGCCGCGCAGAAGGCAATCCAGGGCGTTCTCAAGTAGGATCGAACTTCGCGGCTAGGCGGTGGCCGCGGGGACGTCGACCGGCCCGTATGAGCCGTTAGCTCCGGGCCGGTCGACACTTGACAAGGACTTTGCAAGGCGTTACCTTGATCTCCTCACAGGGAGGAGTGCCACCGTGGCACCATCAGACATCGACCGAGTGCTCCGAGAGCGCCCGTCATCCGGCCCAGTCGACGAGCTTGTCGAGCCGGACTACGCCGACATCAGCGAGCGGTACTTCGTCGAGGCTGACCTCGACGCCATCGAGTGAAGCGCAGCAGCCTGAACGCGAGCGCTATCCGTCGTGGCGAGAACATCTGGCGCGACATGACCGATGAGGAGATCATCGAAGCGCTCGCTGGACGCGAGATCACTTGGGTCAATACCATGAGCGAGAAGCGGGAATCCGCCCGTCTGCCTGCTCACGACGCCAAACTGACCCGTGTTACCCGTGGCGTCCGCTCCGATGGGCGGAAGATCCGCTGCATCGAGTTCGTCAGTGCTGGCGCCGAAGGCGGCTTCCGAGCCGTTCGGCTCCGGGCGATCAGGAAGGTTGAGTAGTGACCGACATCACGATGCAGAAGGTGGCCGCCGAGGCGGTGTGTGCTGGGCTGAACAAGACGGACTTCCTCTACCTCGGCGAGTCCGAGGGTGGTGCGGTGACCTGGTTCAGCCGGGGCGACAAGCCGCGCATCGTCCGCATCAGCGTCAACCGCTCTAGCCTCGTCAACGCCGTGATTGTGACGACCGAGTTCCCCAACTTCGCCAACAAGGGTCTCGGCCGCCAGATCATCACAGGCAAGGAGCGCACGGTCATCCCAACCGACCGAGCGCTCACCGACGACCAGGTGATGGAGGCGGCCACAGCCGCCGTCGTGCGGTGCCTGGAGATCTTCCGCGACGTGCTCGAAGGCATCGGCGTCGCTGGTGTTACCGGCGTACTGCATCACGACTGGTCCGACAAGCTACCGGAGGCATGATGAGCCGCAAGCACAACACCCGTCACGACGCCCGCGGCAAGAGCCGTTATCCCGAGCGACTAGCGAAGCGCGGCGAGTCGAACGTGACCGTCCGCATGGTCCCGCTCGATCAGCTTCGCAAGGCCGCACTACGCCGAGGCGACGCCGTCGAGCAAGAAGAGGCGTTCGCCGATGCCAGTTAGGTGCGAACTGTCGCCCCGTGGCCGGGTCAAGCTGACTGGCTGGGCAGGCGACGACACCTCACGACGCTGCAAGAGCGTGGCTGGCGCGGCGTTCAAGAAGAAGCCCGTGCCGCACTGGACGTTCCCGCTCGATCTCCCGACGTGCCGAGCACTTGGCAAGGCGTTCGCCGGCCAGATCGAGGTGGCACCTGAACTACGCGCCTGGACCGATCACGAGGTGGCGAAGGTTCGAGCGCTGACCGATATCGCCCACCTGGCTGACGTCGGCACGCAGCAGCTCGCTGGCCGTGCTCCCCGGATCGCCGAGGCTCTTCTCCCGTACCAGCGCGTGGCCGCTGCGTGGGGGTCACACGCTGGCTCATTCCTGCTCGCTGACCAACCAGGTCTGGGTAAGACGATCGAGACGCTCGCGATCATCGCTGAGAGCCACGTAGAGGGCTCGATTCTCGTGGCGGCCCCGTCAGTCGCTATCGACTCCGTTTGGCGTCGGGAGATCGCCCAGTGGCTCGGATCGACCGCTCTGGTCTTCACTGCCACCGGGACGCGCGAGCAGCGCCAGCAGACGCTCCAGGTGGCCCTGAGCGCTGTCCGGCGCAAGACGGCGCCGTACGTCTTCGTCGTGGTCAACCTCGAAATGCTCAGGCTCACCCGCGAGGAGGACTTCGAGTACCCCGAGCTCTTCAGCGTGCCCTGGACGGCCGAGGTGGTCGACGAGAGCCATCGGGGTCTCATCAGGTCACCGGGTGACGGAACGCTGCTCAGGCGTGGCCTGATGAGCCTTCCACCAGCACAGCGAATCGCCCTGTCGGGTACGCCGATGCGCGGCAAGCCGCGGCATCTCTGGGGCACGCTCAACTGGCTACGCCCAAAGGAGTACACATCATTCTGGACTTGGGCAGATCGGTACTTCTCGGTCAGTTCGGACGGATACAGCGACTACGTGATCGGCGACTTCCGCGACGGCGGCGACACCGCGATGGCTCGGGATCTCCGCACGGTAATGCTCCGACGCACCAAGGCCGAAGTGCTCACCGACCTGCCGCCCAAGCAGTACGCCGGCACCTACCTGATCCCCGATGACGAAGAGTCGCCTCTCGGCGTGTGGCTCAAGCCCAACGACAAGCAGAAGCGCCAGTACGACTCCTTCGTGAAGAACGCCGTGATCGAGTTCGACACGGGCGAGGAGATCATCACCAACGGAGCGCTCGCCGAGTACACCCGCAAGCGTCAGCTCGCCGCTGCGTTCTGCAAGATGGCTAACGGCAAGTTGCACCCGACGATTGAAAGTCCGAAGTTCGACTGGCTCGTGCAGAAGCTGATCGAGCTGGGGATCTATACGCCCAAGGGCATCAGCGAGCGCGGACCCGAAGAGGTCGGCAAGATCGTGGTGACGTCCGGCTCGACGCGACTGCTCAATGCCTTCTCTGAGGGTCTTACCTCGCTTGGTGTACCTAACTACCGTCTCACGGGCGCTACGCCGACAGCCGTTCGAGTTCAACAGGTTGAGAACTTCCAGACGCGCGACGACGTGCGCGTGTACTTCCTCAACCGTATGGCTGGCGGTGTGGCGATCACTCTCGATGCCGCCGATGACCTCGTACTGCTCGACGAGTCGACCATTCCCGACGAGGACGAGCAGGTCGAGGATCGCGTGCACCGCGCGAGCAGCAACCACAGCGTGACAATCCACCGACTTCGCACTATCGGAACGATCGACGAGGAAGTCGCTTGGATCGCAGCAGCTCGTGAGAACGTCGCCAAGTACGTGCTCGATGGCACGCGAGGAGTTGATTATGCCAAGTCTGTCTATCTGGACTCCCTCAGGGTACGCGACTAACCACTCACGCGTACAGCGGTGGCGCGGACGTGCCGCAGAGGAGATCTGTCGATGCGGTGCTCTTGCACGAGAGTGGGCGCAACTACACGACACTGATGGCACTGATCCTTGGTTGCACTTCGAGGCAATGTGCCTAAGCTGTCATCACCGTTACGATCAATCTCCAGTATGCCCTTCAGGGCACGCTAGAACTATTGGCAACCTAGTTCGCAACGGCTACAATCGGGACGGAACGCCGTCCTACCGCTGTCGAGAGTGCAATGTCAATCACTGTCGACGTCAACGCACACAAGGAGAATGATGGCACTCGCACCGATCGAGCAGCTCTTCCGCAAGAGCACGCAGTACCAGGAGGCACTCCAGGAGTTCACCGACGGCGCCACGGCGCGGCTGGCTGAGATCCGCTCGGAGTACGAGACGCTCAGCGCTGCGTTGCAAGGCAACGTCGCACCTTCCTCACCACCCGTGAAGAAGACCACTGCGCCCCCGCCGGCCAAGAAGGCCGCACCGCCGAAGCCGGCCGTCGTCGAGGACGAGTCACCACTCGCCACGATCACCGAGCTCCCGAGCGTCGTCGAGGACATCGACGAGGCTGGTTGGGTCATCGACGGCGACGAGGTCGCGGCTGAGACCGAAGCCGCTGGCGGCGAAGGTAGCGATGACACGGTCGACCTGACCGAGACCGACGGCGTGTGGGGCGACCCCAACGAGCCGGACGACTACTAACCAAGCCTGTGCGCTACGGGGACGCTAGCAGTCCCCGAATATAGCGCACTGAGTGGCCGAGGGGCATAGGAGCGCGTCGATGTGGCGCGACCCGGTGTGACTTCTCCCGAGAGTGAACACCCTCGGCCACAGACCCCTTCTCTAAGGAGCAGCATGGCCGCAATACCGCACCTCCGTACCAGCGAGCGACGCGACTTCAAGCGATGCCAGCAACGCTGGCGCTGGGCATGGCGACAAGGTCTCGTGGCGAAGCACCAGAAGCCCGGAGCACTCTGGTTCGGCACAGGCATCCACTTGGCGCTTCAACACCGCTACAGCAAGCCAGGGCTCGCCCGCGGTCGCAACGTACTTCAGGTCTGGCGTGACTATGCCGGCGAGACCGAAGCCGTGATCTACGGGGACAACTACGCCAACGACCGCGACGACTTCTTCGACGCCCGCGAGCTCGGGGAGCACATGCTCGGTGCGTACCTCGATACCTATGGCATGGATGAGCGCTGGCACGTCATCAGCGCCGAGCAGACTTTCGAGATCCCGATTCCGCATCCTGTCAAGACGCACAACGGAGAGACGATGGTGCTCTACAACGGCACCTTCGACCTCGTGGCAATGGACCTCGAAGCCGAGGCGCGCGATAACGTCAAGTCGCTGTGGGTCTGGGACCACAAGACCGCCAAGGCGATTATGACGAACCACCTCGCACTCGATGACCAGGCTGGTTCGTACTGGGCCGTGGCGGGCGATGTGCTTGCTGCACAAGGGCTTGTCGAGCCAGGGATGAAGCTGGACGGCATCCTCTACAACTTCTTGCGCAAGGCTCGCACTGACGAGCGCCCGGTCGACGCCGACGGTCTCGCCACCAACAAGCCGACCAAGCAGCACTACGTCGATGCCCTTCCTGGTGCCACCATGAAGATGACCGCGAAGGAACTCGAAGCAGCGGCCGAGGCGGCTGGCATCACCGTGCTGGGCGAAGTCAGCAAGACACAGCCGAAGCCGAACTTCCATCGTGAGGTCGTGTGGCGCACAGCCAAGGAGCGGCGCACGCAGATCGAGCGCATCCAGCGCGAGTACCTTCAGATGGATGCGTTCAAGCGCGGTTTACTCCCGATCATCAAGACGCCCACGAAGGATTGTTCTTGGGACTGCGCGTTCTTTGACATGTGCCAGCTTCAGGATCAGCGCGACGACTGGACTTCGTACCGGGACCAGACGTACGATCAGGTCGATCCCTACACCGACCATCGCAAGTCAGCCGCAGACGACTAGGAGATCACTGATGGTTGCAATCACCGGGCTCGACGAGTACACCGAGTCCATCAACATGCTGGTCTACGCCGACCCCGGCGCCGGCAAGACGGTCCTCGGTGGCACGAGCAACGGACTGATGATCGCGACCGAGCCTGGCTCGATCAGCGCGAAGCGTCACGGCTCGAAGGCCAAGCTCGCCCAGTGCGAGACGTGGCCCGACTTCGTCGAGATCCTCCAGCGACTGCGCAACGGATCACTGCGCCCGCCGTGGGTCGTAATCGACACGCTGACCGGCCTGCAATCCCTTGTGTTGCAAGGGATTCTCGACGAGCGCGACCCCGAGAGCAAGGGCAAGATGCCCGACGAGATCCCGATGATGCAAGACCACCAGGTCTGGCAGTCGCGGTTCAAGAACGCCGTCAACGCTCTCAACGGCATCAACTCCAACGTGCTGTACCTCTGCCACACGATGGCCGACGAGGATGATGACGGCAACAAGATCATCCTGCCGATGATCTATGGCAAGAACGGCACGCCCGACCCGACGACGATGTGCCGCTGGGTCTGCTCGACGGTCCACCTCTACGGCTACCTAGCCGTGAAGATGGATGATGAGGGCAACGAACATCGCAAGTTCATCGCCCGTCGCTTCGGCCCGTACTTCGGCAAGGATCGCTACGGCGTGATCCCGCCGAAGGGGATGGCTGAGCCGACGATCCCCAAGATCGACCGTCTCATCACCGAGGCGGCACCGCGCCCCGACAAGAAGGAGAGCAATGCCTAAGATCCGTCTCAACGTTGGGGACTTCGACCCCAACGCTGCACCGGCTGCTGGCTTCGGCAACTACGACGGGCCTGTGCCGCCGGCTGGTCTCTACCGCACCAAGGCCAAGCTCTGGCGGCTGAAGAAGGCCAACAGTGGCAACCTGATGATCGTCGTGATCTTCGAGATCGACGAGTCGGGCGACAAGAAGAAGTTCAACGGCTACCCGATCTGGCACAACCTCGTCTTCACTCAGAAGTCGAGCCCGTTCGTCAACGCGGCGCTGGTTGCCATGGGGATCAACCCCAAGGCGCTCAAGGAAGGCGTCGTGACCAAGCCGGACAAGACCACCGACATCGTCTCCATCGGCGGCGTCAAGGTCCAGGGCCTGCCCGTGCTGGTGACCACCAAGCGCGAGACGTACGAGGGCACCGTCAAGCTGTCGGCGACCTCGTTCGCGAAGGCCGGCGCCAAGGAGGACAGTGAAGAGGCGGCCGAAGAGGACATCTTCGGTGACGACCCTTTCGCTGGCGATGACAGCACGATCGGCGAGACCGAAGAGGCAGTCAATGCGGGCGAAGCTGACGACCCGTGGGCTGTCGACGACGGTCAGAGCGGCGAGGCGTACTAGCGAGTTGGAACGCTAGTAAGTCTCGCGAGGAGGGTCGGCGCGCGTGCGTTCACCGCGCCGACCCTCCGACCACTCTAAGGAGATCGAGTGTCTGTCAAGTCCGTACACCAGATGAGCAACGATCACCTCCTGCTACACCTCAACCGCCGGCACATGCCGATGGCAACGATGCGCCCGCCAGGCTCTGAACTGACGTTCGTGCCCAACATGACCGACTCACTCGCCAAGGTCTGGAAGGCGTGGCACGACCGCGTACACGCTGCTGAGCAACTAGACCACGAGCACGTCTGATGCCACTGTACGAAGCCACGGTCGCGGGCGACCGATGCAAGATCTTCGTCATGCCGCCGTACCGGCAGGACCTCGTCGAGCGCTGGCGACGTTTCACCGAAGCCACTGACGTCTTCGGCTACGACGTCGAGACCACGGCTATCGACGAAATGCAAGGCGTGCACGAGCCGAACGCCCGACTGCGTATGGTGCAGTTCGGTACGCACCGGATGGCCTGGTGTCTCGATCCGCACGACAAGCGCTGGCGTGCCGAGATCGAAATGCACTTGGAGAATCCTGGCCGACGCTTCGTCTCGCACACCAACTATGACGAGAGCTGGGCGCACCGCGAGTTCGGGATCGAGCTCGGCGAACGATCGCTCGACACACAGGTGATGGCTCGACTGGCGTTCCCGGCTGCACGTAAGACCGACCTGAAGAGTCTGACCGCTCGCCACATCGACGGGGGTCTCGTCGCAGCAGAGACCGCGATGATGGAGCGCTTCAAGCAGCTCGCCCCGGTCGGATACCGTGTTGGCAAGAAGCTGAAGGGCTGGGGATTCTCCAATATCCCTTTGACTGACCCGTTCTTCGGTCGATACGGAGGTCTCGACGCGATCTACGTGCGACGCTTCCTAGACATCTTGGCGCGCATTCTTAGAGAGCAGGGGATGGCTCCCCTGTCACGACGAGAGCAACGTGTCGCAGTCATGTGCTCGGAGATCAGTTGGCGCGGCCAGCGAGTCGACAAGCCATACACCGCCAAGCTGCTCAAGGAGGTCGGTGGCGAGTACGACAGCGCGCGATCAAGGCTCGAAGAGACCTTCGGCTTCGCAGCACTATCACCCAAGCGTGGCGACTGGCTACGCAGTCACGGTCTTCAGCACGTCCTGGCTGAGACGCCAGGCGGCGACGTCAGGCTTGACAAGGAGACGCTACCGCTCTACGCCCAAGCGCACGAGGACAGCGAGCTCGGCACGGTCTTTGCAGACATGCTGCTGATGAGCGAGCGCAAGAACCTACGCACTGTTCTCCAGAACATCACCGGAGGCATGGATACCAACGGCTTCGTGCACCCGAAGATCTGGGCCGGCACAGCGATTACCGGCCGATCGTCGATCGTGCGCCCCGCGCTCCAGACTTTCAAGAAGACCGACCCGCGCACTCGCTCGACGCTGATCGCCCGTGATGGATTCTCGCTCGTCAAGGCTGACTACGACAGCCAGGAGATCCGCATTGCCGCGGCGTACAGCAACGACCCCAACTTCAACGCGATCGTCTTCGGTGGCGACTCCTGGC